GTGTTGGCCAACATTAACGAGATTTTCGTAGAAGGTTTCCAGTCACATACAAATAGCCATTTTAATTTAGGAAACGGACTGAATGTAATTACTGGACCATCAGATAGTGGTAAAACATCCATTATACGAGCAGTTCGCTGGGTAGCATTTAACGAACCTCAAGGTGAGGCTTTCGTAAACGAATCAGTGGGACAGGCTACTGTAGCGATTCACATGGATAACGGCATTATTATTTCAAAGCACCGTAGAAAAGGAAAAACATCGTACAGAATCCAAACGGATTCAGGCGATGCGGGAAGTGTATTTGAGAAGTCAGAGGTACCAGAAGAAATAAAGCAATTACTCGGTATCACAAAGCAAACATTTGGGGATTTTGTTACTGCTTTAAACTTTGCATTTCAGCTCGAAGCTCCGTTCTTAATAAGTGAGACACCATCATCGGGTGCAAAAGTACTAGGTAAGTTAGCAGGAACAGAAGCTGTGGATCTCGCGGTAAAAAGTGTTTCAAAAGATACATACGCAGCAAGGCAAGAGAGGTTACTAGCTGAAAAAGAAATTGAGAGATTAGCAGGTAACTTACTCGAGTACTTGGATGTGGATGATAAAGTACAGCAGTTAAAAACAGCTGAAAGTTTGATGGAACATGTAGAAGAATTGCATAAAAAGAAAGATGTACTGCAGCAACTACAAACTCAACAACAGATAGCATTTGAAAAATTCCGTGTAGGGTTTGTTGAGGATGAGAGACTCTCAAAAGTGCCGGTTCTTATACAAATACTTGAAGAAACAGAAAAAGACCAGCAGCGTCTGAAAACACTACTGGACTTACAAAAAAGATACGAGTCACTATCCACCGCCAAGAAGACATTGACTGAAACATTAAAACAATTTGATGGATTAGTAGAAGGAAGTAACTTGTTACAAGATTCTACTAAATCCGAAGAAATATATTCTTTGCTTTCTATCTTATCACAAAACTATAAGAAGTATAGTCAAGTATTACAAGAAGCTCAATTACAGGTCGAGAGGTTGACTGTAATTGAAAACATTAATGTAGCTGTGATTGAAGAGGAAGTAAAGAAAACGGATGAGTTAAAGAAACTCTATGTACAACATAGCGTGGTTAAACAAGGCTACGAAAAAACAAGTAAGGATGTAGAAAGGTTATCTGTACCTGGTAATACGTCAGATCAACTACAAGAATGCGAAACAAGTATTACACAACTAAGTCAAATAAGTGTGCTCTTACAAAAATACCAGAATATACACAACTATTATATGAGCTGGACAAGTCGTGCGGAACATTTAAATGTTCCGAGAGAAGTGGTAATACAGATTGCAAATGCTGAGAACAATGTCACTCATTTTGCTGAATTAAAAGAGTTGTTACGAAACTATATGATCTGGCATCAAAGGGTACGTCATAGTACAAGCACATTGGAACTATATGAAAAGCACATTGAAAATTACACAAAGGAATTGGAAGAGACATGGAACGAGGCTGGTGGAGTTTGTCCGCTATGCGAATCGCCGATGTCTTTTGAACATTCTCATTGAGGGGTGATTATTGGTGATTGATACGGAAAAAATGAGCGAGTTTTTACAAACAGCTGAGAGGCTGAATAATTCATTAATGGAAATTAATGAGGTTATTGAAGCTTTTGACGATACATCTAATGTTTTAAAAGTCTCACTATTTCATAAAAAATTTAATGAGAATTTATTAGTGAGTGAATCAGAAAGTATAGGAGAAAAGAGTATTGATTTTGCTATCCGACCAACTGTGTTGGCCTGTTTAAGAGATCAAAAGAAGTTTCTTGAATCAGAGCTACAAAATTTACTATCAAAACAACTTGAAGGGGGAAATGAGTAATGGAATTAAAACAACGTATTGAAATTGCAAAAGCAAATTTAAAGAAAGCAGAAACAGCAAAAATCCAAGCAGAGGCGGAAAAGTCTTCAGCTGAAAAGCAATTAACGGAAATCGCTGAACAAATGGCGCAGTACGGGGTAACGCCTGAAACGATCCAGGAAGAAATCAATAAGCTTGATACATCAGTTAAAGAAAACCTGGAGCATGTAGAACGACTCATCCCGCAGGTATAAGGAGGCTACTTTTATGTACGAGCTTCTAAAAGCAAGAGCGGATATCCGTCAGGCAAGCGATAAATTGAAAATGAAAATCGGTCAACGTGATTTGTTAGTTAAGCAACAAAAAAGCGCAGAAGCAAGAAAAGCAAAAGCTGAGGAGCAACTTGGGGAGTTTGATTTAGTACAAATTCTTCTTCAAAAGACAAGTGATTATGCAAGGCAGCAAGCAAAACGTCGTATAGAAGAAATTGTTACGTCAGCTCTTACAGTTGTTTTCGATAAAGACTACAGATTCGAAATTGAAATTGCCGTAAAAGGTAATCAACCAGTAGCGGAGTACTGGTTACAGTCTGAAGATGTAAGAACGCAATTAAAGCCGCCTGATTATGATCGCGGCGGTGGTGTAGCAGACGTCGTAAGTTTAGCGCTCAGATTGGCCGTAGGGGAGATCAGTGGTGTAAGAGGCCCATTATTCTTAGATGAGGTCGGAAAGCACGTGAGTCAAGAATACGCTCCGAATGTGGCGTACTTTTTGAAGGAATACAGTACAAAATTTAAGCGACAAATCATTTTAATTACGCACAGTACTCATTTAGCTGAGATAGGTGACGTAGCACTTGGTGTGACTCAAAAACAAGGAAAAAGCATAATAACTGTTTTATAGAAAGGGAGGTTTGGATATGTGTATGAAATGCGAAATTAAAAATGCGTTAAAAGGTGCATTAGCAAATGCTGTAGGTTTAAAAATTACTGAGGAAGTTATCGGGAAAGCAACCGAGGCTCAGTTAAAGGAATTACAAGCTGCAGATGCAGCGGAGAAAGCTATTAAAGAACAACTTCAAGCTGAATATAAAGCTGAGATTGCTCCTATTCGTGAGAAGTATATAAAACGCACTGAGGAACTATTAAAACCAATTTTTGACCGACATGATGCGGCTTGTATAGAAATTCAAAATGCTTTAGGTATCAAAGAAGATGATGATGTATCAATAGATCTCAAAACAGGTGAAGTTACAAAGGAAGTTATCAGAGAAAAACAATCCAGCAGCCTTCACTAATGCGCCATATTGTTGATGGTGGTATTACCTTAGATACAACGTTACGAAGAACACGAAAAAGCAGAGGTGAGAGTATGAAGTTTCTATATTTCGGTGATCCACATATAAGAGGTACGAATCCTCGTAACCGTAAGGATAACTACAAAGAGGCATTAATCGCGAAATTCCGTGAGATTTTTGCTTTAGCAAAATACAAAGGTGTGACAGCAATTATCGAACCTGGAGATACATTTGATAGACCTGAGGTTACGACCAGCGTGTTATTAGAGTTTGCAAAGGTACTGAAAGAAAGTCCAGTTCCAATTTATACAACAGCTGGTAATCATGATATCTACGGGTACAATCTTGCAACGTATGAACGGACAAGCCTTAGAGTATTAGAGTTAATTGTTCCGCAGCTTACAGTCATTAATGACCCTAGACAAGCTCATATGTTTCATCAAGATGGTAATCATGTACAGCTAACATTTACACCATATAGTGATCAAATTGATAAAGCCGGATTTGGTTATTCCCCAGAAGTTATTGAAGATTATGAGTCAACAAAAATACACGTAGCACACGGCATGCTACTTGATCACGATCCACCTTTTGACCGGTACACAAAAGTACAGGACGTAAAAACAGAGGCGGATTTGGTTTTGTGCGGCCATGACCATACAGGATTCGGTATCTATGAGCGTTCTGATGGAAAAGTGTTTGTGAATGATGGGAGCCTAACACGATTGTCAGCGTCAGAGGCTGAGATGCGACGACAGATTTCTGTTCTTCTAATCGATGTGAAAGCACCTCGTGTTTTTAATCTAGAACGTATACCACTTCAAAGTGCAAAACCCGGTGAAGAAGTATTAGATCGTAGTCGAATTGAAGCAGAAAAGAAACGTGCCTACGCCATGGAGGAGTTCGCTTCATTAATTCAAACGGAAACAGGAGAAGATGTGCTAGTCGATATTAATACGATTGTTGAGAGTATTGCTGAGACAGAAAGTATTAATCCGGATGTAGTAGAAATAGCGTTAACGAAAATAGCAGAAGCAAAGGAGGGATTACGAACATGATTGTAAACAAACCTCAGTTTGATGAGAATGAACTAGGCGAAGGTACGGCGGTACAGGTCACAAGTGGTAACCCGTTTGGACGCCCTAACTATAGTAATAATAAACATGATTGGAATGCTGTAGTAGTAGAGTTTTCACCGTTGATGATAAGTGTAGCTGGTTACAACAAAGAGGAACATGATCGAGTAGAAACGATGAACATAACAATTGACTCAATTGTTAAAGAGCACGTGACGCTTAAAAAGTTAGTAGTAGAACTACCAAAAATTCAATGTGAGGTGGGACCAGAAAATGACTGAATTAAATAATCAAATTCGTAGTTTACAAGAGGCGCATGGGAAAGAAAAGCTACTTGCAGCGGCAACAAAAATTTTAGGTAAGAAAGTACCGACTGACTATGTTCGAGTATTAGATCCACTTGAATTACAAGCATCCTTACAACAAATTGATGCTGCAGTACAGGATGTTCTTGAAAAAGGTAAAGCACGTGAAGAAGCTTATGGGAAAAAAGCAGATCTAATTAAGCAAAAAGTGAAGCTGAAAACTGCAGTAGAGCTGAAAGAAGCAGAGGCATTTATGCAAATTCAAGGTGAGGGACGTAACCAATACGCTTATGTGAATGATCAAAAAGTGGCTCTCACGAATGATACGTTACGTGATGCGTACCGCCTGCATTACAGCAAAGAAGAACGTCAACTACTTACAGACGTAGAGCAAGAGTTAGCGTCCATCGATATCAAAATTTATCAAACAAAAGATGCTTGGGAAACAGCTAAAGAATCAGCGGATCTTGTAAAAGCAAAAGCTTATGTACAAGCGAATCTACTGAAGTTTTTGGCATAGGAGGTTGCTATGGATCCAAAACAAACAGCAATGAGAAATAAACAGCGTGAACGTCAGCAACGTGGGGATGATTTCCAAGCCGAAATCAGAAGAAGCTGGAGAGAAATTCCGAATGTATGGCGCATGAGAATTGCAGATGGTGCAGGTGCAACCCGTCCAGGCGATGAGATTGTACTAACATCTGAAGTAAATATATTAGCGGAAATGAAACGTACAGAGAGTCGTAGATTTTCACTAGATTATATGAGACCGAATCAGATTATCGGTTTACGAGACTTTGATCAAATTATTGAAAAGAATTTAGGTTTAGTGTTTATCAGTTTTCTAAATGAAAGCAAGGGGCTGGACGAGGCTTACGCATTCAGACTTATTACAGCTCTTATTCATATGAAAAAACGAAATGTGAACCATATAAAACTTGAAGAATTTCAAAGTCAGACGGTTCCCTGTGTACCACTTCCAAGACTTACATACCACGAACCTTCTTACGATCTATCGGGGGTGCTCACTTGCTACAAATCTTTGTAAAACACAACATCAGAATAAGAGGTGCTAGTACACCTCTTAAGGCAGCAATTACTAAGGCGCTAACATTTGATAATCCAGCGTATTTGAAAGCAAAAAAACAACGTAGACCTACATGGGGGGTACAAGCAAAACTTGAATTGTTTGTACATGACAGAGGCGATATTGTTACGCCCCGAGGTTTCTTGTCAAAGCTAGAAGAGGTACTGAAAAACTTAGGTTACGACCCAAGTAAAGTTATTACCTCACAGATTTCATATGGCCGAGATGTTAGTTTCGGGGAATGGGATGACGGGTTTGTATTAAAAGAGGATCAGACACCGATGGTTGAAGCACTTATGCAAGAAAACGGAATAGGTGTAGCACCGGCTGGTTCAGGTAAAACCGTAATGGGCATGCGCTACATTTACGAAAAGGGTAAAGCAGCATTATGGCTTACGCATACAAAAGACTTAATGTATCAATCCGCAAAGCGAGCTAAGGCTACAATGCCTGATATCGGTCGTATCGGATTTTTCGGTGACGGCGTACATGACTGGGGAGACGGTAAACTAATCGTTGCTACAGTACAAACCTTGCAGCGAAATCCACAAATAATCGATGCATTAAATGATTTTATCGGGACGGTAGTAGTGGATGAAGCCCATCACTTTCCAGCAATACAATTCATTGAAACGGCTGGGAAGTTAACGGCTGAAAATGTGATCGGTCTCACCGCAACACCTTCCCGAAAAGATGGATTAGAAATCTATATGTACAACGGTGTAGGTCCAAAAGTGTATGAGATTAGCAGAGACGGAATGTATGAAGCTGGGAGACTGATAAAACCGACAGTGAAATTCGTATATACCGAGTTCAATTACGAGACGGCAAGTAACCGTAACGAGATTGATAGTGTGGATGCTGGTGGAGAAGATCTTGATTACACAGATCTAATAAGGCACCTCATTTCTGATAAAAAGCGTGCGAAGTTAGTTGCTAAGAATATTGTTGAGTCTGCAAGTTTAGGGCCATCTATTGTTATAACAGAATCAGTTCGCTACTGTTTCGTACTTGAAGAACTCGTAAAACGAATGGCAAAAGCAAGATTTGGTATCGATGTTAGAACAGCTGTAGTACACGGAGGTATTAGTCGTTATACATGGAGAAAAGCAAAAAGCGAAAAGCATGCACAGCAGCTTATCGATAGTGGTTATGCCGTAGATAAAAAGCAAGGTAAGTACGGTTGGCAGGTAAAGGTTGCTCAGTATTCAGAAAAAGAAATTCGTGAATGGCAAGTAACAAAACAACAACGTAAAGACATTTTAGAAGCTTGCGATCGAAAAGAAGTAGATATTTTATTTGCCACTCAGTTAGCGCGTGAAGGACTGGACATGCAGCATTTAGTAGTTGGTCACATGGTAATGCCGAAACGTGGTGACTCCCGTGAGAGTAATAGTGGTTCATCAGTAGAGCAAGAAATTGGGCGTATCATGCGTCCAGATCGGAACAATCCGGATAAAGAAGCATACTGGTTCGATTACGTTGACTACAATGTTGGAGTATTTAAGGACCAATATCACAGCCGTAGGAAAGTATACAGCAGAATCGGGTTAACGGTACCAAGAAAGCCGAAAACAGAACGCGATACAGTGGCTGACTTCTTAAATGATATGCCTTGGTGAAAGGGGTGATAACGATGGAAAAGTACGAATATGTGGGGGCGCTTTATGAAATCACAGAACTAATTGCTTCAACGAAAGAGGTGAAGTAAGTGGGTTTGAAAGAAACAGGTCAAAAAATCGTTAAAAAAGTGATAAGGGTGTTTGCAAGAGGATCCGGTAAAAGTTTATCTCTTCAACGAGGAATCCCGATAATAGTTGAGGTTCCGGAATACGATTCGAAAGATTACGAGATTTCGTATAACAGAAAAGTAACCTATCGAAAAAAGAAAAGCCAAGCAAAACGAAAAGCATGGAAAAAACATGGCCTACAGGGGCGCGGGAGGAAAAAATAATGACACAAGAAACAAATCAAAATGAAGTAGTGGTACAAAATAACGCGGTGGCGAAAAGAAACGATGGCAGCAATTATATTTCAGCAATTTTAGAAGAAACAAAGCAGGGATTCGTTGAAGCGAATAACGGTCTTGATATGGATTTTGTCCGTATGGGCGAGTGGTTAACAGTTAACAAGAAAGGGAATTTCGTAGAAAAAGATGATGAAAATGTAATGTACGGTGACAATATTGATGTAGTAATCGGATACGGTGAGCAACGTTGGTCTGTATGGGGGAAACAGGATTCTCCTGAAGATGGTCAGTTGATCGTGGCGGAAAAAACAAAAGAAGATGCGGAAGTTGTATTCAATCAATGGCTAGCTGAAAACCCTCAAGCAGAAGAACGTTATGAATTAGATGATATTCAACTTCGCTATATGGCGTCAGTTGTTCCAGTATCAACGTTAAGCCCAGAAGACTTCCCTCGTATCTACTTAATGAGCTTTAGCCCAACAGACACAATTATTTTCGGGCGTTTTGCGATGAATGTGTATACAGGGAAATATAAAGCTCTAGGTGTTCCGTCTAAATTAGGTGTCAATAAAATTGTTACACGCTTAGTAACAACAGAACGTAAAAGTCGTACAAACGCTAGTAACCAATGGATTGGTATCGACTTCCAACCTGTTGGTGTATTTAAACCAGAAGATTACGGAATTAACGTAGAAGAAACAGAACAAGCTTCAGAATAATTAAGGAGGGCGTCTACAAATGGCAAAAAAGAAAGATAAAACAAGTGAGTATCAATATGTAGACGCATGGTACAGCAATCAGAACGGTAGAAGCATTCCGTGGAAACGAATCCCTTCCTCTGAAGTGAAGCAATTCCAAACGGGAGAGGCATTCAATTTCAATTGCTTTGCTACAGTTCAACGATTTGCGAACGACACAAAAGTAAAGGGGGAGGCATTTATTGCTCCCTTATATTTTGACCTTGACCATGCGGAAGACCCATCAGTCAGCCAAAAGGATGCAATAAAGCTGGTGGAATTTTTTACGAAAGAAATGGACATTCGTGAATCGGATATGTGGATTTACTTTTCTGGATCAAAAGGATTCCACATCTTAATAAGCTCCGATGCGCTCGGTATTGAACCGAGAAACGACCTTCATAAAATCTTCAAACATATGGCTGGGTACTTAGTACATAGACTAGGACTCACGTCACTAGACCTTGTGGTGTATACAGAAAAGCGGATGATTCGTTTACCGAACAGTATGCATCAAAAAACAAACCTATTTAAAACAGAAATTAGTGTAAATGAGTTAAACAAATTAAAGCTGGAAGAGATTAAAGATTTAGCGAAATCACCAAGACATGCTGACGATCTACCTTATACGGCAGAAGAACGTAAAAAGGCGATGAAATACAGACCTCGTACAGGGTATTTACTAATAAATAAGACAGAAGAATATGAACAAGCTGCGGCAACGAGTGCTCGTAAGTATACGAAAGAAGAATTCCAATTTAAGAAAGACAAACCGCCGGCATGTGTCGTCGATATTTTAAATGGTGGCTGGAAAAAAGATGGTGACCGAAACCAAGCAACAGTACAGCTTGCATGTTACTTCAAAGACGCTGGCTACACGAGAGAAGAAACGTTGAAAGAACTAGAGGAGTGGGTACTTAAGTTCACTTCTGAGGATAACGAGTATGGTAAGCAACAACGTGTTGCAAATACTAGAAGTGTGATAGATGCGGTATACAGCGGTGATAATACATACAAATTTGGTTGTGCGTTTATTCGTTCACTACATGGCGAAAAGAAACCAGGAAGCAAAGATTATGAACGTGTAGCGTGTGCCGGTGATATGTGCCACTGCATTAAGAAGAATGCGGAAGAAGAGGAAAACGCAAAGCTGCTACATTTAGCAGAAACGGGTAACGCAGACCTTACTGGAAAGCTTGTAAAAACGCGTGTCATGGTTGCGGGTAAAAAACATACGCCTTACATCATTCCGAAAAACATTGAGTACCATTGCTGGGGCAGGGAAAGTTGTAAAAAGGTACATTGCCCTCTATACGACATCCATACGCATACAGGATACAAAGACCTAGGTGTAAGTGATCGGGAAGTTATTCAAATGACGGGTGTAGGTGACGATAACATAAAAGGTATTTTACGAGAAATATCAGGCATACCGAATTGCCCGAAATACAATACGGATATTTTAGAGAACATGAACGTGGAAGAGTTACTTGTAATCCCAATGGCTGAAGAAGACGACGAAAAACAAGAGCAGCATAAAGGGAATTATGTACTACGAAAAGTGTACGCCGTAAATGGACTAAACGTAAGTGAGAATAAGTACTACGAATTAACAGGTTATGTATACCCACATCCAAAGAATCAGGAGTCAACACTACTTGTAAAGAGTGCGGTACCGCTTCAGGATGTGGTTGAAAGTTTTGAGCTAAATGAACAAGTGAAAGAAGATTTAGCAACATTTCAGCCGGCAGATTATACAGCAGAATCGATTGAACAAAAGTTAGGAGCTATTTGTAACGATTTAACGTACAACGTAACACACATCGTAGAACGCGATGAAACGCTACTTGCAGTATTGTTAACACTTCATAGTGTCCTTCGCTTTAAGGTACCGTGGGATTTAAATCCGTTACGTGGTTGGGTGGAATTAAAAATAGTAGGTGATACAGGTACTGGTAAGTCCGCCCTCATTGAAAAAGTAATGAAATATGCAGGACTTGGAACACGAGTGAATGCAGAAAGTACGTCTCGTACAGGTCTAACGTACAAGATGGAACAGTCAGGTGCTCAAGGTGCATGGTACATCGTTTGGGGTGCGTGGCCGTTAGCTGATAAAGAAATGATTTGGATTGATGAAGATACAGGTATTACGAAAGATGATTATGGTGAAATGACACTTGCACGTTCTGACGGGAAGTTAGAAGTTAAACGAGCTGTAACAGCTGAAACTCCTTGCCGTGTACGTGCCATTATGTCAGGGAACGTACCGAAAGGGAAACGACTTGCTGATTACTCTCAAGGCGCAGAAAGTTTAAAAGATATTTTCAATAACGAGGATATACGTCGTTTTGACTTTGCAGTTTTTATGAGAGCGAGTGATGTGGATCCTGAGTTGTACAACCAAACGCTTGCTACGTATCCATCGATTATACAGAAGGATACTTTGAAAAATAACATCTTATATGCTTGGTCACGTAAGCCAGAGGACGTGCTATTTACAGACGGTACGATTGATAAAGTACTGGAAGTTGCGACAGACCTTGCAAAAGTATATGGAAATGCGAATGACATACCACTTGTTTCTCCTTCAGATCAGCGGAATAAAGTAGCTCGTTTAGCAGTAGCGCTTGCAGCACTTACACATTCAGTTGATGAATCAGGTGAAAGAATTCAAGTTTGGCCGGGACACGTTGAGTTTATTGGGGAGTATTTAAAAGCTTTATACAATGCTCCAGGTTGTGGCTTAAATTACTATGCTCGTTTAGCAATAAAAGAGGAAGAAATGACAGAAGAAAGATACCAGAAGTTTACGGCAGATCTTAAGAAAATCGATACGTTAACAGGCGAAATGAAATTCTACGAGTTTATCAAACTGTTCGCTCAGCAGAAGTATTTACGACTTGGTGATGTTGAGGCAATGCTGTCTATCGATAAAGAAGAAGCGAAAGCAATCGTAAATCAATTAGCGAAAATGAGGATGATCCTTTTAACAAGTGGTGGCTATCGAAAAACGCCACGCTTTAATGCATACATTGCGTATTGCATGAAGAAAGGACTCTTTGACCATATACAAGATGAGTACTACTAATTATATGGACAAGCACTACAAATATGACTGGAAGTGAAAATATGAAACTCGGAAGTTTATTTGGAAGACCTAAAACATTAGCAAGTAGTAAAAAACAGGTACCGGTAAAAGAATCAAAGTTAGCGGTAGAGATGGAAAAAAAGAAAAAGCCGGGACAATTCAATATTGTTTGGCCAAAAGTGGAACCGCAGCAAGTGAAAGATTATAAAGCGATTCTTACAGTCTCAGAGTTAAAGAAATACTTAGAACGTTGTATACAAACAGGTAAAGTAGGATTCGACTGGGAGACTGCAGCAAGTAAAGAAATTAGAGTGCATTATAAAAAGGCGTTTGAAGATATAGAAGAAGCACGTACTACAGGGATTATCGATGATAAAGAAGCGGAAAGCCGAAGTGAGAGCTTAGAAAAAGCGTATTTAAAGACACCATTGGATCCGTGGAAAGGTGAAATTTGTACGGTATCGCTGTCAGCGGCAGCACACGAGTCAAGAGTTGTTCCAATCTCACATAAAGTTGGCCAAGTATTTGAACCAAGTATGGATAGAGATGAAGCTAGGAAATTGGTTCTAGATTTGCTTGATGAATACCTATTTAAAAATGAAAAGGTATTAAAGATTGCAGTCAATTTGTCTTTTGAAACGAAATATGCAGCGAAGTACAGTAAATACATTTTAGGAAAAGTGGCAGATCCATTGATTATGTGGGTACGGTGTTTACAAATCGCAGCACCTCAAAAGATTAATAACCCGAAAAAACCTACAAGCGGATGGGGTTTAAAACCAGCTACGAAACACATTTTTGGTGTAACGATGAACGACTTTTCGGCCCTATTAAAGAAATACAGGGTCAATTTCTTTGACGAAATTGATGCGAGTAAAGGTGAAGGGCTGCTTTACTCAGCTGAAGACTCGGATTATGCAGTGCAGCATTACGAATATTGGTCTCAAATTGCAGCTCAAATTCCGCGATATGAGGAATGGCTTCATAAGATTGAAATGCCATTCACACGTGTTATCGGCCTTATGGAATATTGGGGGATGAATTGGGATCCAAACCTTGCAACACAAAAGAAACAAGAAGCAGAAATTATGCAAGAGCAAGCGGCTGAACGTATTAAACAAATCGCGAAAGAAACGTTCAAGATTGATATAAATACCGGTAAATCAGGCAAAACGAACGAAGTGAAAAGCTTAATGTTTGATTACTTAAAAATACCAATTGCCAAATATGGAAAAACAGGCGCGAGTCTTGATCAAGAGGCGCTTATCGATATGGCATTTATGCTTGAAAACAAGCTGAACGATATCGACGAGGAAAAATACCTCGGTGTTTCGTTACCTGAAAATTGGGAAAATATCGATCCAGAAAAGGATCCTACTTTAGATAAGCTAGAACGCGGAGCGATTCGTATCGCAAAACGTGAACCGCATCCTTATAAAGAACAGGCACTAGAAGTTATTGACCAGCTAAAGAAAATACAAAAATACACGACATTACTTTCTTCGCACATCATAGGACGTGAAAAGTACTTGAACTTTATGAGTGGACGGATCCATGCAGGATACAGCCCATTTACGGAAACAGGACGCTTAAACAGCTTTAATCCGAACGGACAAAACGTACCGAGACCAGATAATGATGAGTTTAAGATAAGAAACTTCTTTGTACCTAAACCAGGAAAGATATTATTCTTCATTGACTTCTCAGGGTTCGAGCTTCGCTTAATGGCATGGAAATCAGGCGATGAGGTCATGATTGAGTTATTTAACACAGGTGGCGATATGCACCGTAGAACCGCATCTGTAATGACTGGAAAGTCTGAGGCTGAAATTGTAAAGAAAGAACGTACAGATGCCAAGGCGGGAAACTTCGGTATCTCTTATGGCGGTACGGAACACGCTCTACAGTTCACATTTAAAACGAAATACATGATTCGTAAAACATTAGATGAATGTGCACAGATTGTGAATGCCGTTAAAACAGCGTACAAACGCATACCAGAGTATCAACGCAAGATTGTTTTAGAAGCACGGGAGCAAGGCTATGTACAAACGATTTATGGATATATGAGATTACTACCTGGCATTAATAGTGCGAATAGAAGAGATCGTGGCTCAGCTGAAAGACAAGCAGCGAATACACCAGTACAAGGAAGCGCCGCTGACATTATGAAGAAAGTACAAAATGAAATTTATGAATCTATTGGTAAACAAGAAGGCGTACTTTCTCATGGAAGTGCCGATATGATTGCACAAATTCACGATGAAATCATTTTTGAAATAGATGATGATCCGGAAATAGTAGTTGCAGTAGAAAAACAAATTAAACAAGTTATGGAGCAACCTCCAGTACCAGGATTTCCAGTTCCGATTGAGGCAGAAGGAAGTGTAGGTTATCGATGGGGCGAGAAAATGAGTGTTGAGTCCTGGCTTAAACAAAGGGAGGAATAGCATGTGGGAAGAGGAGAGGGACCGCGTAAATCGTTATTTACAAAGCGTCATGCAACAGCATTACCACGTGTCAAGCCAGCAAAAATTGTGGGAAGCATTGCTGGAGAACCGTACAACATGGTTTGGGTAGTAAGTTCATTAAGAAAAGATAAAAAGACTGGTGTGTTAGACCCAATACCACAAGATCCATACGCAGAATTTTTATTTAGTAGTTGCTTTAAAAAATGGGGGGAAGACGATGAACGCCTTGAACCGTCAACAACGCCGGGCAAGTGAACGTGAGAGAAAGAGAACAAGGGAGCGGCAAAGTTTTCACAGGGGTGAAGTGCAGCAAGTATCCCTTTTATCGTATAAAGATGGCCGAACATTAGCCTTACGTGCAGTAAAAGAGGTGTTAGGTTTGGGTCCAGTACGTTTAGATCGTGTACAGAAACGTTTGGAAGAACTAGAAAACGAGAATTTCAATGAACTATTTTTAGAGCATTTAAGAAAATAAAAAGCTGTAGGAAGGATGTGCGATTGTGGGTGGTAGACAGCAAGGGAAGGGGTACGAAAATCGGAAAAGCGATCGGAAATTAGAAAAACTAAAACGTGAAATGGTTAAGCAAAAAAAGAAAATAGCAAAAGGTGAGACACGAAAGGCGGTAGTGTATTTGAATAATTCGGAGCAACAGTTAAAAGATGTGATGCAAGAAAATCATGATTTGCAGTTAGAAGTTGATCTATACAAATCACAAGTGAAAGTGAAAGACAATTACGCAAAACGTGTATTGAAAGAAAATAACGAATTACGGGAACAGATTAAAAATTTACGTAAAAAGTCTATTTCGTTATTTGTTTCTTATATGGTGGTAACGGTCATTGTTAGTTTTCTAATTGCTAGATAAGAAGGGAGCGATTGAGATGTCTGTAGTGAAAGACAACGAGTTTTGGAAAGAAGTGTATTACTACATGGAAAAGCATAATTGCTATAAGGATGAGGCTGTAAAGGTCATGGAGGCTCAGTTCAATAGTAAGAACGAGAAAAGAGTGAGAATTATTGAAGCCGTAAAAGAAAAGTTGATTTGTGCGGGAATACCTGAAAAGGACTCTTTAAAATTCGCAGAAACTGCACCCTTTGTTAGTTCCTTAACTGGTGCCAGTGTAGAAAGAATGGTGAGAAGTTTTATAGATTTGTTTAAAAAAGGGGAGCGTGCAAAACAATGAACATCATTCATTTATTCCAGCTTCAAAAAGACCTGGATAACAAGATTGTGGAAAAACGTAGTTTGCAAAACGTGTCTTTGTTTCAAGAAAAGAAATTATCATTTCGTGACGAGTTAAGTGAGTTACTTCATGTGTGGCGTGGTCATAAGTTTTGGAGTGAAAATAACAAGCCGATTACAAAAGGTGTACGTAACAAGGGGCAAATGATGGAAGAAGATAAGGAGTACTACAATCCGTTATTAGACGAATTTGTTGATGCACTTCACTTTGCTTTATCGATTGGATTAGAACGTGAATGGAATAAATATATCGATGCCTTTGTAGTACGTAATAGCAAAGGAAATACAAAAACAGAAATTATCGATGTGTTTAACGATTTATATGAAAACAAATTATGGACTGCCGCACACTACATGACCTTGATGAATGACTTGGCGTACTTAGGTGCAGCGCTTGGATTTTCGGCTATTGAAATTTACAACGCATATATCGAAAAAAATAAAATCAATCATGATCGTCAGGCATCCGGTTACTAAAAGGAGGCCAAATGGTGGGGAAAGTTATTCTTTGGACAAAAGAAGAAATAGCGTATCTGGAGGATTCCTGGGGGACATACAGCATTAAAAGTATTGCGAAGAAGTTAGATCGCACTGTAAATGCCATAAAACTAAAAGCAAATCGTATAGGGTTAAGTGATCCACGGTTACATTTCAACGGGCTTACAGTGCTCCAATTAGCTGATGTATTACAGATAAATTATAAAACAATTGAATCGTGGTATGAAAGATTTGCATTTCCCGTAAGATTAAAGCTATTTGCAAAAACTCAAAAAATAAAGGTTGTTTACTATAAGGATTTTTGGAACTGGTTAAAACGGCATAAGCAGGTAGTTGATTTTTCCAAGGTTGAATATGGGATTTTAGGACCTGAACCAGAATGGATGAAAGACAAACGTGATGCGGATGTGTATAGAAGGAAAAAAGAGAGAAATCCTTGGACCAAACAAGATGAATTATTACTAAGAAGTATGGTTAAAGCGAATTGTTATACGTATTTGTATATCGCGAAACGACTTCAGCGAACAGAAAGTGCAATAAAGAAAAAATTGGAGGAGCTTGGGATACTCGAGAGACCTGTAGAAAGTCAGGCATCTTATACAGAAGATGAAATACGAATTAGTTTAGAACTATTTGAAAAAGGTTACACGGTAGATGCAATTGCAGAAAGGTTTGGGAAAAGCGCATTAACACTTGTTGGTTACTTAAAAAGTAAAGGGTATCGATTTAGAGCGAAAATGGTGATAAAGCCTGAAAATCCTGTGTTCTAGATTTCAAATAAAAAAGGCTAGGATTTCTCCTAGCAAAAGAGTTATGTCGTACAGAAAGGTACTTGTGTGCAAACCAGGTGTTTGCAAATTCATTATATAACGTTTCTGGGGTGGACAGGCCGAGTCGTATTAATCTTTACGTAATCTTTACATGGTATTGAAGATTTTGATGAAAATCAAATTTGAAATTTATTAAGAAATGGAGAGGGATAAAGATGGAAAAATATCAAGTAGAAGTGAAAGTAACGAAAACGTATAAAACTCTTGTTGAAGTTGAAATAACTGAAGATGCGAACGGTGATGATTTCCAAAGATTAGTTGAAGAAAAAGTGGAGTCAATGGATCAAGAAAAATTAGATTATCAAGATACTAATCATTTTGTTTTAAAAATTAATGATATCAAATAAAAGCGTTATTTTATTAGAAAGTGAGGTGGTGATATGAGTCTTACTTTTATAGACTTATTTGCCAGGCGTGGGAGGATTCAGATTAGGAATGGAGCAGTCGGGTCATAAATGTTTGGGATATGTAGAATGTGATCCAAGATGCGAAAAGTGCAAAAAGTTTACAAAACACAAACCTAGTAAAAAACATAATTACACAATATGCATGGAATGCGGAAAAGAAAAGAGACAACATGCAAGATTTTCTTATGAATCAATTCATAATGCGAAAGGAGAATGGACGGCATATGACATTACAACCGTTACAAACGACGATTTACGATTACTTAGAGGACAAGTCGATGTTATCTGTGGTGGATTTCCATGCCAAGCCTTTAGCATTGCCGGAAAGCGATTGGGATTCGCAGAAACTAGAGGAACTTTGTTCTTCGAAATTGCTAGATTCGCCAAGGAAATCCAACCACGGTATTTATTCCTTGAGAACGTCAAAGGGTTATTATCACACGAAAAAGGAAATACGTTCGCTACAATCCTCTCCACCTTGGATGAATTGGGGTATGATGCGGAATGGCAAACTTTTAACAGCAAGGATATCGGAGAAATCCCAGTCCCACAGAAAAGAGAACGTACCTTCATTATCGGACATTCTAGAAGATACAGTAGACATGAAATATTTCCTATCAGAACAAGAGAGACAGAAGTTTTTGTACCATGCTTAAAAAGTGAAAATACCCTTTTAATTAGAGAAAATACCAAAAAAGGTTTTGTTATTGCTCAACCAGGTGATGGCCTACGCCTCGATCATCCAAACAGTACTACGGGTAGAGGAAGAATTCAAAAACAACTTGCACCAACTCTTACCACTGCTTGTAATGTAGGAGTGATATTGGATGATTTAAGTATTAGAAAGATTACTTCGAGAGAAGCGTGGAGAATACAAGGGTTTCCAGATTGGGCTTATGATCGAGCGAAAGAAGTAAATTCTGAAGTACAACTTTATAAGCAAGCTGGAAATTCGGTAAGTATTCCGGTCATTTATGAAATAGCAAAGAGATTAGTATAAAAACTTTATTTTAATAGAAAGGACTGGTAAACATGAACCTAAAGAAAAAGCTGGGAAACATTATCTGGCACATTGAAAATAACCGCGGGATTTTAGGTGACACACGAGTACTGGATCAGGTGCTCGAAAGCTTGAAAGGTTTAGAGACTGAACTTCATGTTACACCTATGACATTAGAAAGCGTAAAAGAAAGTGGCAAATAGTTTTCTACAGAATTTGTGAATGCTACTAACTTCGTTCAAGCAAGTACTCCAGTACAACCTAACCATACGTTTAAAGAGGGAAAGCCACGTTTTTGGTACGGAAAGCATAGGGGACATTATCAATGGGATTTAGCGAAAGACTATTTTCAGATGTCTAATGATGCGTTCTTTAATCATTACGGATTTAATTTCGTACCAACTGGTAGGCTTTATGATGAAGCGAAAAGTTTTTTAGCAAGACAAGAAAATGTATTTAGTGGAGGGGCTATGAATAATGGCGCGTATTAAATTAATCGATGAAACAACAGATTTATCACAAGTAAGAAGGCCTATCGGCTGGGACTTAGAAGTAAATGGTGTTCCATATGACGTGTATCGCATTGATGGGTACAATCATACACTTGGCGGTAAACTCTCAGAGAATTGTTATTGGGCATGTCCAGCAGGAGAGAAACCTACTTATAAAAACTTGATTGAGTTTAACGGTGATGCACCAACCTGGGGTGTAGTATTTGATCGTTCTAATTATACAAAAACAAAGTGGGATGAAACGTCAGTCGAATGTAACGGTATCTGCTGGATAACACGAAATGGCAAGAAATTTTACAGTATTCCTGCACGTTACATGGATTACGGATTAGCAAAGGCACAGTATATTTTAGTGAAACTATTAGAAGAGTGTCCACTTTGGTTATCGGAGAGAAATTGGAAAGAAAAAGCTATTGGACGAAAGATTTGGTATGAGAATCAACCAGCTAAAATAACAAGAATTAATGATGAGAATGAATTGTGGATTGAACCAGACGGTATCCCTGTATTTAAAGCTCCTGCTCATTGGGATCACGATGATTATTCCGATTATGAAAATGGATTACGAGTAGATTTGTTGTCACCGCACATCTATTGGTACAGAGATTAGGTAAGAGAAGGAGAATCTAAAATAATATGAAACCTGTAAAAGCGAAATGTGAAGTATGTGAGCACGTGTTTCGTGTCCAGATGCTCGTAGCGAGATTATCAAATCGTGTGGACAAGCACTATTTTATTTGTCCAAGCTGTAAAACAGAATTTGTAAGTTATTATTCGAACCGTGAAATGAGACAGTTGCAGAAAGAAATTTCGAAATTATACAACGGTTTCCGTAAATGTTATTCGAAAGAACAGGCAGAAGTGATTCAGGCAAAAATCAATAAAAAGGATTTAGAGTTTAAGTGGTTACGAGATAAATTACGAACGGAAATTGAAAATAATTTACCAAAATAAAGGGGGCTGAAGTTATATGAATATACCTAAACAATTAATGATTGGTAGTGTACCGTACGATGTGGAAGTCGTAAAAGGATGGCTTGAAGAAAGAGAAAATGGTGATGTACGAATTGCAGAAGTAACGTATCACGAACAACAAATCAAGATTTCGGACAATGTAGCGAAGCATGAAGGGCAAATGAAAAACGTACTTCATGAGGCTATTCACGCAATGCTTTATGAATACGGACTAGATCGTTTAAATAAAGAAGCAAACGTAAACGCATTAACTACAGTCTTTTTCGACTTTATTAAAAATAATATTCGTGGTGGTGTTTCCAGCTTTGTAGGTCATGAATACTTAGTGCCTACTTCATCTGAGAAACAAGCGGCGAAAGAAAAGCAACACGGATTTTCATTTATCAATACCGCAGCAGAACTTGTGAAAGTGATTAATCAGCACCCACCAGAAGTGGATGTATCGGCATTAGGCGCTGCAATGGCAAAAGCGGAAGTTCATAAGGCTGTGGATTTAGGTGTTACGCATGAACAGATTCAGGAATCAGTCGTTAAGATGACCACAGATAAGCAGACTCGTAAACTTCCAATCGTAGAAGTAAATCGTAGCTCGTTCCCTATGGAAGAAATAGCAAAGATTACAAAGAAAGAAGAAGCTAATCCGACTCATTGGAAAACAGGTATTAAGTATGACGATGAGGGTTCACCGAGATATCGTACACGTTACGAGTGCTGCATGTGCGGGAATCGCGGAAATCAATACGAATATGAAGGAAATAAATTCACGAAATGCCATAAATGTAACGCGAAACTCAAGATAGTACCAGCAACGAAAAATGGATTCCCTGAACGTGATGTATTCGGTAATTTTTACGTAGCTAATGATGAATACAGTATGATTTTGGATGGTGAGTAAAGATGAAGAATATACCTACAAAAAACATAAGTGAAGAACTGGAAACACGTGAGGGTGTCACAACAGTGCAAGTAAGTCCCCATGAAAAGATTGAAGTAGCTGGTATTACGGTTGAGGGTCCGGCTGTGATTCTTATTAATAAGGACTAGGAGTGGTGGGATGGAACTTATATACGAATATCCGATTTGGACAACGTGGTTCATTTGTGTAATTTTCTTTGGTTTAGCTAGCGTTATAGAAACGATTAAAAAGTAAGGAAAAGGAGTTGGAAGAAATGAGAGCTGTAATTAAAACGATTGACGGTTCTGTACACACTGTAGAGGAAGCAGATTTTATTTTTGAAGGATACAAAAAGCTAGAAGGGGCGTTATTTGCGGAAGGAAATGCGATAGATACTTTTGATGATGATGGGCGTATTACGGGAATTGTGAATATGCAGCATGTTTCTGCGATTAAGTTTGAATATTGATAAAAGAATAGGAGCTGAAGAGAAATGAAAGAAAAAGATTTAAACATTTCAGAAGTACGTGGTGCGAAAAAGAACATTTCAGACTTACAAGTTTATGGTGATGGAGATACGTTCGCGTTACTTTGCAAAGCGAGTTCTCAAGAACAAGGTTGGATGAAATAAACTAAGGTTTGTAATGTTGATGGTGGTTGCGTGATGCAGGTGACGACGCAGCAGAAGAACCCAGATGGTAGTTATGCTGTAGCAGAAGCGTTGACTTATGTACCAGGTGTTTATATCGATAAGAAAAGTGATCCGCGGAGGCTGGTACCAATCCCTACGAAAAAATATGAAGTTAACCTTCTTGTAGAACAAGGAAAACAAAAATATCAATCTAGTTGGTCAGAAGGAGCTGAAGAGAAATGAAATCAACAGGTATTATTCGTAACATTGATCCATTAGGACGTATTGTGGTTCCGATGGAATTACGCCGTACATTAGGTATCCAGGTAAAGGATCCTATGGAGATTTTTGTAGATGGTGAATCTATTATTCTACAAAAGTATAATCCTAATAACTCTTGCCAAATTACAGGAGAGGTTTCAGAAGAAAATATTGAACTAGCTGGCGGTAAACTCGTGCTAAGTCCTGAAGGGGTTGATCAGGTATTAGCGGAACTCGAAGCACGTTTGAAGGGGCGATAAAATGAGCAAACCTAATAAGCAATATACAAATATCGAACTGGAAATGATTTTGGACAATTTTGTCAAGGCGTTACCGATGCAAATAAGAATGCAGCGCGAGATGTCTAAATTAATTAAAGCTCGTTTTGATGCGCTCGTTTCTGAAGGTTTTACAGAGCAACAAGCACTGGAAATCGTAAAATCACGTGGTATAGAGTGAAAGGTTCGGAAGCAATCTTACGAGCGATGCACCAGGTAGGAGGAGAAATCCCGGCTACGCAGTTTGATACGTGGCTGGGACAACTCTCTCAATTAGGATTACTGGAGCAAGTCATGAAAGATGATGATCATGTTTATTATTACCGGCTTACGGATAACGCAAGGCAGTTTTTAGCGAAGAAGGGTGTGGAGTAAGCAATTACTATTTGTAACTAATAATTTCACCATCTTGCTTTCTATCAACGTCATGTAATGACCCATCTTCCTCTAGTAAGAAACAAGCACTGGCAGGTTCGTTATGTACAGTAGTTAAATAAACGACGTAAAGTTTATCGCTGATTCCTACGTATTCCTTAGCTGCTTGCTGAAAAATAGTTTGGCACTGACGTGCGATATTTTCATACGCATTTGGGGCGTTTAACTGATCTTCTGTTAGTGATTGTAATACAGCTTGTATATGGGTTTTAGTCTTGTTTTGAATTGTTTCGCTAGCACCTATAAGGTCAATGTCCCCAGCTTTGTTAAATGTTAGAGAGTAATTTTGATTTACGAAATTCTTTACAGAAGTCAATGTAAAACTATCATTTTCTGTATCATAATCGGCTAAAATAGCACAACCAACTGGATAGTTTTTTATTTTATTCGTTTTAGAGCTGAATTCATTCACACTACTGTAGAAATCGAGTATATGACTACGTAAATCTTTGGTAGTTATTGCGAGTGAATTGTTGTACAAGCAGTTTCGTAGGATTTTCGCTGTATAAAAAGAACTTTCAGAACCAGAAGTTCCCATTATACAGTTAGGAGCGACGAATGTTAACTTACGTACATAGTCGCCAGCAATTTCGTCAGTTTTGTCATCACTTTGACGTGTATCACTGACTAAAAGAATACCCTTAGGTAATACGATACCAGCAATTAGAGTCATTTTTTCATCCCCATTCGAGTTTATATTTTAATGCGACATCGATAATTATAACAGATGGCAACTATGTAAGTCCTGTTTTTAGGGAATATATGTTCTTAACTGTAATGTAAAGGAGGGGCGCAAGTGAGTTATATAGATCGTATCACGGAATTAGCCCCGCAAGTACCGGCGGTCGTGTTAGAAGACGTGATGAACCGGATTAAGGATTGGATCGTAAGTGGCGGGAAAGAAGATGACCCATATATCGAGCAACAACTGAGATTTGTAGAACGTGTAGCTGCAAGGAGTAAGGAACATGACGTCTGAGGAAATCCGTAACTTACAAATCGATGGTGCAGAGGTTCCGTTTTATGACGGGTATGTGACGGTACAAGAAGGAGTTGTTACGGGTAAGCTCACCTGGAGTCTCCACGTTGTGGATTATGGGGTAAGTGAATTTATGGCGACGAACCAGTTACGTGATGTGAATATCGAGACAGAGCAGGGCAATGTATATGCTGGAGAAGGATTGATTACGAAAGTGACGGAAGAACAGTTTCGCTTAGCTGGAAAGTCGGTGCTACGTGGGTATGAGACAACAGCGGCGTGGCACGTGTTTCGAGATTCGGAGAGTCACAGCTGTTTACACGAAAACAAAAATATATAAAAGAAAAGTTTTTAGGAGGGGGTCTAATACACTACAGTACTTAAAAAAGAAAAAGAAAATAAAAAAGAACCCCCCCTTAAAAAAATATACCTTATATATAATATAAATATAAAACTAATAATTATATATTATATATATAGTATTATTTATTAATAGTTATATAGTATGTAATACTATTAATGGTTTAAGGTGTTTGTTTTAGGGGTTTGATTTTCTGAGTCAGGAGGTTCGGAGATGACCAGAATTGATGGCTATGTTTCAAAGAAGACAATACGACTATGGCTGGAGAATTACGAATCGCTGGCTGTAGGTGATCGGTTCCCTGATGCCCCGCCTAGCTTTACTGGACCTGGTGCACTGGATGGGAAAGGTGATGGACGGTTGAATAAGATTGTGTTGGATCAGGCGATTAAACAATTACCGAAGAATATGAAATATATAGTACTTGCTCGGTATGTGTACAAGATTCCTAGGAAGAATACATTACGGACTATGAATATTACTGCGAAAGTATATTACACACGCTGTAGACAAGCTGTGGATTTATTACACATGAGTATTAACGGTGACATGGTTGGCATAAGAAGTTTAATAAAAAAGTTGTACGAGGCTTGACAAGATGTGGTCATAGTAGGTACAATTTATGTTAGGATGGTGAAATTGTGTCCTACTCCAGTACTAAATAATACACATAGCCATGAGGCCCGTGATGAGGGTATCATGGCTATTTTTATGTCCGTTGGATTGGACTGATTGTAGGATATATAGTAGGTAGAAACTAAGGTGACTACTGTAGTAGTTATCTAACTGTCGGCAACACGAAAGGTGAAACCGATGGGTGTTTTTATCAGCCGAGCTCGCTGAGAGAGAAGGGTCTTTGAAACTCAGGGGGTCATAATCATTCATATCGGTTTCATAACTTAAAGGTTTTGACAACGTTTTGACGGTGTGATAATATCAAGGTATCAAACGGTGTCATAACTTAGGTTCATTAGTTAGCGCCGAAATGGAGCTGATACGAATGAAATACGGATACGCAAGGGTGAGTACAGTTCATCAGGACTTAGAAGCACAGATTCAAACGCTAGAGAAGGAAAGTTGCGATACAATTTATTCAGAGAAGTTCACCGGTACTAAAGCTGATCGGCCTAAGTTTAAGGAATTGCTATTGAAGCTGGAGTCAGGTGATACGTTGGTAGTTACTAAACTGGATCGCTTCGCACGTTCAACTGTCGATGCGATACATACTGTACGAGAACTATTTGAAAAAGGTGTAAAGGTTCACGTGCTAAACATGGGGCTGATAGAGGATACACCGACAGGACGTTTAGTATTCAATGTCATGAGTGCGTTCGCTGAATTTGAACGTGACATGATTGTTGAACGAACGCAAGAAGGTAAAGCTATCGCTAAACAACGTGCAGACTTCAGAGAAGGTAGACCGAATAAATATAGCAAAAAGCAAATTGAACACGCATTAGGCTTACTAGATAAGCATTCATATACGCAAGTAGAAGAAATGACTGGAATCAGTAAAAGTACACTAATACGAGCAAAAAAGAAAAAAGAGTCGGAAAAATAATTTCGGCTTTTTCTTTTTGTTCGAGAAAATATTCAATCCCCCCGGGGGAGGTCAAATCTGGTAAGGGGCTGGCAGGTGCTCGTAACGTTCCGCCAGAATTTTTAAACTCGGGGGGCTACACAAAATATACGTAAAAAGCTTACATTCATATCGTGGAAATGAGGTATTGGATTGATTTGTCTAGCAAATGATAACTATGTAGGAGTGATGAAATGAAATATTTACAGGTTATTATTTCGCTGAGCATATTAGGGCTTTTTATGTATTCTCAAGAATCATTTGCTTTAACAAACGAAGATGTACCATTTTTGATTAACAATGGTACATGTCCTAAACCACAAGAGATAGGACATGTAAGCTCAGATGAGGGTTTAATAGAAGCGCTGAATACAATTATTCCCCAAGTCTATAAGGGTGAGAATTATAAAGGATGGAAGATAGAAACAATATCATATCTTCCAAAGGGACCACATCCCGAATCTTATTATGCGATGGCTAAACATTACTGTGGAGAGAAAATAGCAAAAAATTCATGGTTCGTAGAATTATTGTTTCCGCAGTATTTACCAGCGTATGACGCATCACATAGACAAATTTTTGTAACTAAAAATAAACAAGGTCAGTGGTTTGCTTGGTTTAGATTTCATTAGTACTTTAATTAAAGAAAAGCTAGATATAAAATAACTAATATATGAGTGTATAAAAAAACATAAGAATTTCAAGGCAATCGATACTAAATCGGTTGCCTTTTTCTATTTCACGAAGAAAGGGGAGCGAAATGATGGCGAAGTTAGACGAGTTAAAACAGAAACTTACAGCTAAACAAATTCAAGCGGCGTACCTGCTTGTAGAAAACGAGTTGATGGAATCGAACAACGAGGAAAAAAGGACTCAGGACGAAATGGCCAACGAGTTAGGCATAAATCGGACAACGCTTTGGGAGTGGCGAACTAAGAACCAGGACTTCATCGCATTCAAGAGTGAAGTGGCCGATAGTTTTCTAGCAGAGAAGCGCGAGCAGGTGTACAGCAAGTTAATGCAGTTAATTTTAGGGCCACAACCGAGTGTAAAAGCTATGCAATTGTATATGCAGCGATTCGGTTTACTGACTGATAAGAAAGTAATCGAGGGTGATCTAGGAAATGCGACCCGTACAAATGCGGAAATTGAAGAGCAGCTTCAGAAATTAAAAAAATTGACAGGCGAGTAAAAGGAGGGCGGGCTACATGGCGTATATAGACGGTAAATGGTTAGCCCGTCAAGAACGTCAGGAACGTATCAATCTTGTAGCAGAAAGAGCGAAGAAATTACAAGAGTTGTACGAAACTGGTGAGGCTACAGAATATTACATGGATACACTACTTGCTGACATCGATGAGTTAGAAAAGTTAAAAAGGGTGCACCGTGGAGAACATGACATGCTGTACTTCATGTATGAGTATTTCTCTGAAGAAGGAAATCCAGGGAATCCAGATAACTTAATCCCTGCCGGAGTAACGATGGATGATGCAGCTGAATTTCACCAAACGTTATGTGAGCTATTAGATGACATAACAACGGGTAGGGAGAAAAAGAAAAAAGTAGCATGGAGTGTAGGACGTGGTCACGCGAAAACTGCTTATCTGAGTAACGGTTATTTGTGTCATCAAGTCGTGTATCGATTAAAGCAGTACATTGTTTTGATATCTGAGACCTCCGATGTAGCTGGTGACTTTATATCCTGGGCACGTGATCAGTTAAAGTATAACGAAAAATTACGCGAGGATTTCGGAATCTTACTTTATGAGCAAAAAAGCCGAAATGAAGTAGATAACGACAAAGAATTTGTTACGTTAACGAACACGAAAGTCGAAGCAAAAGGTATAGGGACACAGGTACGTGGTTTACGTCACGGTTCAAAAAGGGTTCAGCTCTACATTTTGGATGATTTGGAGAGTAAAGAAAATACCGCGACGGTTGACTTGATTGCCAAAAACAAACGCTGGTTCAAGGAAGAATTGCTTCCAGGTTTAAGTCGTCAAGAAGGTGCCTGTATCTATATGGGTACCATCGTTTGTTACGACAGTTTGTTGCATCACGTGATTAAAAACCGTCGTGATTTCGTATCGAGATCATTTCCGGCAATCCTAAAATGGTCAGAGCGTGAAGATTTATGGCAAGAATGGCGTGAGATTCGTCAGGTCGATGATCCAGACTCGGCAGATCGTGCTCGCGAATTTTATGAACAGAATAAAGAAGAGATGTTACGTGGTACAAAAACGTTATGGCCATCACATTTCCCTTACATCGATTTGATGGAAATTAGAGAAGATGACGGTACCAAAGCGTTTAACCAGGAGTATCTATGTAACCCGACTGACGAGGAAAGACAGATATTTAAACCTAAATATTTCACGTACTGTACTGAAGATGATTTAAAAGACAAAAAACTTTTGTATTACGGTGCGGTTGATTTCGCAATGGGAAAAGAAAAAGGTGACTACAGCGTAGTAGTTACACTTGCGAAAAACGTGGAAACAGGAACGTGCTACATTATCGATATTTTTATGGAGCGTGTGCATCCAAATACGTTGTTAGAAAAGGCTGTAGAATACACGCTGGCATATCAATATGAATCAATCGCTGTAGAGGCGCAACAAGCACAGGAGTGGTTTGCTGAGAAAGTTGGGGAAGCGTTGCAGAAGAAAGGGTATCCGTCATCGACTCGTTTAAAACAAATTAAGCAACGTACACGAAAAGCACTACGTATTGAGTCGTTATTACCAGATATACAGAGTGGTAAATTACGTTTTATGAAACATTTACGTGCTTTATTGGAGCAATTTGAAATGTATCCGATGCATCCCCATGATGACGGTCCGGATGCAGTTCAAATGGCTTTTTCTATTGCATATAAACGTGCAAGACGTAAAGCGGGAACTACAGGGAATTCAAGATATTGAGAAAGGAGGGGCTTGAATGAGAGTACAAGGTGATCGTAATTTTATGAATCCTGTGGAAATTGTAATGCCAGTTCGTACCGCACTTGGCGATTCTGAGTGGACACGTATTATGTCCGAGGTTCGTTTGTATGAGCGTTATGAAGGAGACTTAAACGTATGGTCTGATTATAAAAAACCAGACAATCTCGACTATGAACCTACGAAAATACAACTTGATTATCCTCAAAAAATTGTAAACATGATTGCAGCGTGGCAATTTGAAAAAGAACCGAAAGTCACAGTTCCTCCTGATGTGATAGACGACCCGGCACTTATGATTCAATCAGGATACGAGCCTAGTGAGGAGCAGCAAGCAGAAAACAGTAGAGCGAAAGCGAAAGAAAGGCTATTAACATGGGTTTGGGATGACAATCGAATGCATGAGAAGTTATTAGCAGCAGCAAAAGACAGGGCTATTTCAAAAACTGGTGTGTATGCTCGTATTCACTATGATAAACGTCGTGGTGAATTTAAGATTATTTGGCATCCATCCACAGAAGTTATTGCAAAGTATAGCGACTGGGATATAGATCAGCTGGAAGAGATTCATTTTATTGCATGGCTTGATGAAGAACAAACGAAAATGTGGAAGTTATCGTATTACTTAGTTTGGCATGAAGAAGCTGGTGAGTACGACTGTGAAATTGAAGAGGCTGTATACAACGGTGACTTAGAAAAACAAGAGGATAGGGTTGAGCGCTCATCGATGGGCATCGATTTTATTCCCGTTGTACCAGTGCCGACTGAAAAGCTCAGTAAGCGAACTACAGGTTATAGTGAGCTTGAAAAAACGATTAAGCTTTCTGACGAAATCGACAAAAAGATGTCCGATTACTCGGATGCGTTACGTTTTGAGATGTTTGCTATTACTTTGTTAACGAATGTAGATGAAGATCCAAAGAATCCACTTCAAGTTGCACCAGGTGCGAAATGGGATTTAGGTGATGGTGCGGAAGATACCGGTGAACCAAGTGCTAAGAAATTGGAAAGTGGATTTCGATTTAAAGAAACTATCGAAGCGTATCTGGACCGATTGCAAAAACGCCTACATGAAAAAGCAGAGGTACCGATGGTGAACACTGCTGACATGAATACAGGTGGTATAAATGATATGGCTGTACAGCTTTTATTCAGTAACATCATCTCGAAAACACAACGCTCATGGGTTATATGGCAATCACGACTACAAACCTTAAATGAGTATATTTTACGTTATATGAAAGCAAGGCAGGATGATCCAAAATTCAAATACGATAAAGAAATGTTAGCAAAGGTAGATAACTATTATGCTAGCAAGATTATTTTCGGTTTACCGTTACCGCAAGATCAAAAAGCACTTATTGAACAGCTTGGTGATGAAATTTCTAACGAAATCGAATCAATTAAAGGCGCAATCACGAGAAGTGGTAAAGAAAATGCGGAACAGAAATTCATGGAGATTATGCAAGAACGAATGTTGAAACGACAGTCTCAGGATCCGTATAACGAAAAGTAATACTTGCCTTACGAAATGGCGCTATAAACTTTCGGAAATTATAGCCGACAGGCTCAAAATGGAGGATTTGCAAATGGAATACGCAAAACAAGCTACAGCATTAAAATTTTTTGTAGAACAAGTACAAAAAACACCTAAGTTCCCACTTCGATTAGACTTACAGTTTTTCTCTGATGGTGGTAATCCTGAGGATAATCCTGAAAACAACCCTGGTAATCCTATTAATCTACCTAAATCACAAGAAGAATTAGATGAACTTGTAAAGAAACGCTTAGAACGTGAACGTAAAAAGTCAGCTGAAAAATACGGCGACTACGATGACGTTAAAGCAAAATTGGCAGAATACGAAAAAGCTGAAGAAGAGCGTAAAAAGCAAGAAATGACGGAAATCGAACGTTTGCAGGCTGAAAAAGAAGAAGCAGACAAAAAGGCACTAGACGCTTCCGAAGCAGCACAAAAAGCGCAGGAAAAAGCAAATGCTCGTATTTTGAACACCGAAATTAAGAGTATTGCACGTGCTTTAGATGCGAATGATCCAGGTGACGTATTGGCGCTTTTAGATAAGTCGACTATTCAACTGGATGAGAGTGGTAATTATCAAGGAGTTGAAGAGGCTGTTACTGCGTTAAAAGAAAGTAAACCTTGGATGTTCAAGAAAGTTGTGGGGGCAGATGCAGCTGGTGGCGCGAATCCAGGAACAAATCCGAGAGCGAATGAAATTCTTGCTTTAGAAAAAGAGTTGGAAGAAGCGAAAACAAAAGCGTTAAAAGATTCAAAGTATGCAGGCGAGGTAACACGTATTTATAACAAGTTGTTAGAAGCAAAATCGAAGAAATAACGGAGCGTTGATTAAAAGTCAGCGGTTTTTTAATTTAAATAATTTGAGGGGGCTACAAATATGCCAGTACCAACTACGTACGAATTTCAACAACAAGTAAGACAAATGCAAGCGAATGTGGATTTAATTCTCACGAAAGCACCTGTTCTTTTCGGGTTAATTGGTGTAGGAGACGCTTTAACACAAACTAAATTTGAATGGCAGAATGACTATTTAAACTCTGATACAGGTATTGTGAAAACAGCCGCAGCTGTTGGGGATACGGACCTAGTTTTAGAAAAAGGCGAGGCTCGTAAATTCACTGAAAATGCTCTGGTACAAAACGGCTTAGAAGTGCTACGTGTAGTAAGTGTCGATGAAAACGCGGATAAAATCACTGTGCAACGTGGTTACGATAGTACGAAAGCGGAGGCAATTACAGCTGGTGGTGAATTAAAAGTCATAGCAAGACCGAGACCAGAAGGTGAAGATGCTTTCCGTAAGAATGAGATCAATGACCGTTTAGTGTCACATAACTTCTCACAAATCTTTTCAAGATACGCATCTGTTTCACGTACACAACAACAAGTGAACACATACGGCGTATCAAACGAATTAGATTATCAAGTAAACCTGCGTTTACAAGAGATGATTCGTGAAGCTAACACTTCTCTAATCTATGGTCGTAGAAATGTTGGCTCTCCAACACAACCGCGTACTACAGGTGGTTTATTTGCATTTGCGGGTATTGAAGGTTCTCATAAGCAAGACTTTAAAGGGAACGAAATTGCGGCAAAACCTTTAAATGACGCTGTAGAACAAGTATTTACTCGAGGTGGTTCAGCAAATACGATTCTATGTGGACCGAATATCGCACGACAAATCACAAAACTTGGTGGCGATACAATTCGTACTACGCGTCAAGATACTGCGGCAGGTTACCAAATCTTATCGTTTGTATCGGATTTACCAGGTGGAGCGATTTCTAGTGTTGTAGTTGATTTAAATATGCCTAAAGATCGTGCGTTACTTCTTGATACAGAAAAAGTAAAGGCACGTTACTTAACTCCAATTTATGATCAAGATGCTACACCAAATGGTGCTGACTACTTCTCTCGTGTCATTCGTGGGGAATTTGGATTTGAAGTTAAGAATGCGAAAGAGTCTATCGCTGTTCTTGAAAATATCTCTAAAACAATGGCTTAAAAGGTAGCGTGTATGCTACCTTTTTTGTATTTTGAAAGGAGTTTTATGCATGTCTATTTCTGAAAATCAAGCTCAGCGGTTAAATAAATCGATGCCGATTGCAAAAGAAACGTCGCTTGGCACTATTATTAAAGATTTACAAGACAAAACAAGTCAGATTCCTAAAAAAGTCGATAAACAGGCGGATAGTACAGCGACTGACGTAGCGGGTGTAGTAAAAGACTTAAACGCCCTTATTGCAAAGTTAAAAGCTGCAGGAGTTATGACGCCTTAACAAAATCACAGTGACGGAGGTGACACCGAATGAAGGTGTCGGAAAGACTGGAGAGTCGGTTAGCAAAAGTTCCAAAAGTAACTCCGGAGGACATCGGAAATTGGTTGTCTGAAGCCGAAACTGAGTCAGAGTTAACTGAAAAAGTAAATGCGAATGCTGTTTTTTATCTTGCGTTGTCATTTGCTTATGAATCAATTGCAGCAGACGCAGCGCGCTATTTTTCTTATACAGATGGTGAAGAATCGGTTGATAAATCGATGATCTTTGCGAATTATAAGAAGTTATCAGCGGACGCGCTTAAAAAATACAGGAAGTATCGACGTGGAAAAGGTACTCATCAAACATTTGCTAAGCGTGCAGATGGGAGATGATTACATGAGCGATTCTCAACAAGAGATGGATGCAGCGCTCGATACCATTTCCGAAGAATTTAAAGAGGAGCACGAAAAACAAGTTTCTGATACTGTAAAGGCCATTATCCTAATACGTTTGTTTTTAGTTGATTTATTGAATGACTATCAAAAGGATGGAATCGTGAAGCGTAGTAGGTTAAATGCGTTATTACGAGACCTTACTTTATACGAAAAAGAATTTCGTAAACAAGCAGAGCGGTCATTCCATACATTGATTGAAAACACATCGAAGTGGACCACATCAAAATTATCAGAGGCAGGTTTGGACGTGAAATCTATAACTGCGGTAAATAAGCAAATTATTCAAGGGGTTATAAAAAGACCTGGTGAAGATGGCTTAGTTCTGTCTGATCGTGTATGGAATTTATCTGGAGATATGAGAGATCGATTAAGTAGTGTCATTCGTCCATCTGTATTAAAGGGCGAGAGCATTACAATGATTTCTCAAAAGATAAAGGAAGTACACGACAATGAGAAATGGAAGGTTGAGCGTGTAGCAATTTCTGAGAGTACTAACACGTACCGAGCAGCTACTATACAGAATGGATTAGAAAGTGAAATTGTGACAGGTTATCAAATTATTGATAATGGCCATCGCCACAGATACCACTCAAAGCATATGTGTTACAAGCTAGCGAGACGTGATGCATACGGTTTAGGAGCTGGAAAGTATCCGAAAAATATTCCGGAAAGTCTAATGAATCAATTAATATGTCCACATCCACAATGTTCTTCACGGCTGAACTACTTAATAAGTGAGGAGGTGTAGCAATTGCTTACTGAAGATGATATTAAAGAGATTCGCGAAAATCGTGAAATGATTGAGCAGGGACGTAGAGAACCAGTGATTTTATACATTAAAGGGGTTTCTGAAAAGGATCCAATTACAGGAGAAGAAATCCAAGGTGACCCCCGAAAAGAAACTGTTCAATTAGTTTGGAAGAAATTCACGTCAGTGGAAAAGACGAAGTTCGCTGATCTCGATGTTAAAAAAGGAGAGGCGCTTGTTACATTTCCTTTTAATGTGGACTTAGAGAACATTGAAAAAATTGAACATAAAGGTGTTTTTTACGTTATCGAACTTATCGATGAACGAGGGCTTGGTGGCGTAAACCGTCGTGAGGTCATTGTAAAGAGGGTGATTTGATGAGAATCAGAGTTGTTGTTAAAGGAAAATCAAATGTGTTAAAAGCACATAACCCTAATAGATACAAAACACCAATTGAGCAAACGGTAGAAAAACATACACGCTTACAAGCTAATCAAGCCTCTAATCGAGCACCGATATTATACGGTCCTTTATCTGCAAGTATTCCTGCAAGTGTAAAGATGGTAGTCGGTGCGAGAATTATTGGTACGTATGGATCTCCTCTTATTTACGCAGCGGTACAAGAATTTACGCACAAAACCAAAAAAGGCTTTATGCGTAAAACAGCATTTGAAGGTGAGCAACCATTTGTTGAGGATATAAACAAAACTGTTCAACGTGTAGCAAAGGGGCATTAATTATGTTGAATGATGTAATGTATTCATTAAAAAAGTCGCTGGACGTTTTTGCACCTACTACATGGATATACGATGGTGTTTCTGTATCAGGAAAAGACAAGCCTTTTATTACTATCGAGGATTTGTCAGGTAAAATTGATAGATTTTCAAAAGAAAATTTCTCGCGAGATCATCTTATCCAAGTAGGTGTTTATGCGGATAAAGTTTTTGACAGGAATGATTTGCAAGATAAATTAATTAACCGATTCGAAAAGGGTTCAATTGACTTGTACGATACAAGTAAAAAGAATCCAGAAAGAATCGGTTTTTTTAATGCTAAAGTAAAGGATTTTGAACCACTGTCTCAAAAAGACGTTGAGATTTTAACAGCGAAACATTTGAGTTTTATTACTATAACAATCAGAAATTAGAGGGGGACTAAAAATGGCAGAAGTGAAAAAAAGTAATGCACCTGAGTTTAAAGGTGCTGAAACACTTTACTTGATTGACATTCCGCAACCTGATGGGAAAACTACAAAAACAGTCCGATTTTTTAACCAAACGTCAGGTTCACGGTCAATTGAGGCTGGAGAAATCGAGTTGAAAACGAAAGATAAGAGTGGATCTGATTACGGTGACGTAACACAATCCGCTAGTATTGAAGGGATTTGTACTGAAGGTGACGAGGGACTTGATTATGTAGAAGAAGCAATTCTTAATAAAGTTTTAGTAAGAATTCATGAAGTTAACCTACGTAGTGCAACCACTTCTGAGTTTAAAGTTAAATCAGGAACATACATGTTGAATAGTTTGGAACTTTCTCATGAAAATGAGGAGTACTCAAAGTATTCTATCGGCTTAAAATTAAATGGTAAAATTTCTAAAGGGACGCTTAATAAAGTACCAGAAGGCGCGCCTTCTGGTGATGTAGCTACACCAGGAACTGAATAAGGATGTTTGGAGGAGGATGAGAGTTGGAATCTATAACAGAAATAATTGCTGATTTTGAAAAAAGAATTAACGATCTACAAAGAGATAATGAAGGTTTAATTCAAACGTTAAATTGTGTTTCAGCAAGTGTAGAAGGATTAAGTCGAAAGGTTAGTATGTTAGAGGAAGCATTAGCGACGAAAGCTGATATAACTCATGTTCAACTAATAAATAAACAATCTGAAATAATTAAGAAGATTAACGATAGTAAATCGGTAGGGATGGATTGTAAAGTTGGGGTTTCATTAGATGGAAGAGTTGTAGCGGAATCTATTGTGGAACATACAGCTGATTCAATCCAAGGTCGCGTAGTAAAAGGGAGTGAGATAAATGAAACTAGATAAACAAGAACAAGCGGTTGCAATTGGTACATTTATTTCAATGCTAGGACAAGACCTTGTAAATGAACGCATCGATAAACAGAAATTAGAAAGTGTACTTCCTATCTTTAATGAAATGCAAGATAATACAACACCAAAGCAAAAGAGAGAAGCAATGATTAGTTTGCTTGGTAAAGCAGTGGATGAATTCCTGGAAAATAAATAATCGAGATTTGAATAAGCGTTCATATAAACGCTTTTTTATTTTGAACAAAAAATTGGAGGTAATTATTATGGCTGAAAAATCATATACGCGTTTCGTAATTAATGGTAAAGAACAAGAACTGAAATTCTGTTTACAAGCACTGAGGTTATTAGATGAAAACGGTGGGCCGATGCAATTCGTTTCCCAAACCATGCAGGGCGGAATTACTAATTTCACGGATGTGGTTTATTACGCACTGATTCATACAAATGAGGGAATCACGTATGAAGCAGTACAGAAAGAGATTGAAAATATGTTTAATGCAGAAAAACTAGACCTTGATGAAATTCTAAAGTACAACAAAGCAGTTGTGTTAAATAGTTTTTTCTTCCAGAAGACAGTGAAGAAACTTCTAGGGACAATGACAGCGGAACAACAGAAATCGTTCGAGAACCTGTACGCATAAATATTGATGAATTGCAAGGTGAGTGTTTTCGTTTTTTTAATATGACCACCTTGCAATCTTGGCGTATTAGTCTCAAGGAATATCATCTTATGTTGAACGGATATAAGGAACAACTACTTGATAAGTACGAGTTTGCAAGTGTACAAGCTTTGTTTAATCGAAATGCTCAAAGTGACAAAATCAAGTCATTAGCGGATATATATACACGTCCAGAAAGTGTTCGTGATATTGAAAAACAAGCATATGAACGGAAAGAAGTAGTTGAAAAAATTCAAAGGAACGAATCGTTCTTTGATCAAATAGAATCGATGATTAGAAGTCAAATAAAAGAAGAGGAAGGGTAGGTGAGGTGAATGAGCCAGAACAAGGTAGAAACTCAGGTGATTGCGGACATATCTAATTTAATAAGTAACCTTGGACAAGCTACACAAGCATGGAATACATTTTTTCAACAGATTAGTAGACCACCTCCTATCCCACCGGCTCCACAACCGCCGTCACCTCCACCATTACCACCAGCGCCACCAGCACCACCGCCTCCTGATTATTCAGGGTGGCGTGCTAGATTTCAAGAAGTAGGTAATCAAGCAATTGAAATGGGCCGACGTGTACAGCAAACAGGGCAAACAATGCAAAATGCATTTGGTCCTGCAGCAGCAGCGTCGGCTTTTGCTTTAGGGAGTATGATTCAAAAGTCTCGAGAATTTGAATCACAAACTCGTAAAGCGGCGGTTTTAACTGCAGGTGACTACGGTCAAGTAAAGAAAGCGATTCTTGATATGGCAAAGGATTCTGTGTATTCAACAGGGCAGGTAGCAGCGGCTTTTGCTGAAATGGGTGCGAAAGGTTTTGATTCGGCTCAGGCAACGTCCGCATTACCTGGTGTGTTGAGTGCAGCGGCTGCGTCAGGCGAAGACCTGGGGATGGTTGCTGATACGATTACGTCAGCTTTAAACTCATTTGGTATGGAGGCAAGTCAAAGTACACATGTTGCTGATGTTCTAGCAACAGCCGCAAACGCAACGGCTGCAGGTGTAGGGGATATGCAATACGCTTTTAAATATGCGGCGGGTCCAGCAGCTCAATTAGGCATATCGATGGAAGAACTAGCGGCTTCTGTTGGTATTATGTCAAATAGCGGTATTAAAGGTGAGACCGCTGGTACAGCATTACGTGCATCTTTACTACGTTTAGTTAAACCGCCAAAAGCAGCGGCAAATGAGTTAAAACGGCTTGGCGTATCTATTACGGATCAACAAGGTAATATGAAACCATTGTCTCAAATTATTGGTGAATTAAAAACGGGAATGGAAGGTATGACAAGTGCACAAAAAGGCGCGGCGTTAGCAACGATATTTGGTACAGAAGCTGTATCAGGTATGATGGCACTTGTAGCAGCGGGGCCTGAAAAGATTGATGCTTTAACACAATCCTTAGTGAACTCGGACGGTGCTTCTAAAAAAGCTGCGGACTCAATGCTTGAAGGATGGGCCGGAGCACTGACGAAAATGGAATCCTCTCTTGATGCTGCAGCACGTGCATTTACTGATGCATTAGCTCCTGCATTAATGGCCGTAGCTGGAGTAGTCGAAACCTTGGCAAACGCATTTATGAAATTACCAGCTCCCGTGCAGACGGTGATTGCTTCCGTAGTAGCATTTACTACGGCTTTTTTAGTTATAGCAACGGTAGCGGGTATTGTTATTAACGCAATTGGGGGAGCAATAATTACTATCGGCAAACTAATGCTTTGGATGTCAGGAACATCAAAAGCAGCAGTAATGCTTCGGGCTGCTTTATCAGCATTAAGAGCCGGATTTGCTTTATTGTTAGGACCAATCGGAGCAACGATTGCAATTCTAAGCTTAGTGGGGGTAGCGCTAGTTCAACTTTACAAACATAACGAGACTTTTCGAAATGCCGTTAACAATGCGTGGGAATCAATAAAGAGTGGGACAGTAGCGGCAGTTGAAGCTATGAAATCTGCTTTTGATTCTTTAGGTTCTTATCTTGGGGCAATACCGGAAAAATTTTCAGCAATGGGTACAGCAATCAGCGCAGCATTAGAGGCAGGGTTAATTAAAGCGGGTCAGGTGTTTTCTGGTTTTGCAACAGCAGTAGAGGTTTCGTTAGCTGTAATAAAATCGAAATTTAGTGAATTTGGTCAGGGGATAAGTGGTGCATTTAGTTCAGCAATATCAGGACTTAGTTCAGCATTTGCTGGAATTGGATCAGCTCTTTCTCCAGTAATTGACTTTATAAAAATGTCCTTCTCTTCAATAGGAAATACGATAGCTACTTTAACACCATTAATTGTACGTTTAGGCTTATCGTTTTTAGGTGTTTCAGGCCCTGTAGGATGGGTAATAGCTATTGTAGCTTCTTTAGGTGCTACGATATTTAAATTGATCAATACAAATGATCAAGTGAAGTCTGCTTTTATGTCGGCTTGGCAGTCTATACAATCGATTTTTAGTTCTGTGATATCTGCGATTTTGCCGGTTGTTCAGTCAATAGCTCAAGGGATTACACAAGCATTTGCACCACTTGCTCCTGAATTTGCGAAAACGGGACAAGTTATAGCAGAAAGCTTCGCTACACTTGGACCTGCTCTTTCTGAGCTAGGTACGGCCTTTGTTGAGCTAGGTTCTACAATAGCTAGTTTGTTTAGTGAAGTAGTACAAGCTGTAGTACCGATAGCACTCGACTTATTCCGTTTGTTTGGAGAAACAATCCAAGCCGTAGTACCTTTAGCGTCTGATTTATTTAAACTTTTTGGGCAAGTAATACAAGAAGTAATGCCTATGATTACTGAATTAATTCAGATGTTTGCTGATACGACAATAGAAATTATGCCATTGATAACAGAGGCTATACAACAAGTAGCTCAAATTTTTACTGAGCTAGCATCTACAGTTTTACCGATATTCGCTCAAGCTTTTCAAACGGCATTCCCTATTATTTTACAAGTAATCCAGACGGTATTTAGTATAGCAGGAATGCTGATTCAAGGATTTGGAGAGGTTTTATCTATCATAGCGACATCAATAATTCCGATTATTCTCCAGGCGGTACAAGCGGTCTTCCCAGTAATAGCTGGGATTATTGCTGCTGCGATTTCCGTTGCGATTCCGATTATTCAATTATTAGGTCAGGTAATCTCAATCATAGCGACTACGGTTATTCCTTTAATTTTACAAATCGTTCAGGCGGTCTTCCCGGTAATAGTTTCGATAATTCAAGCGGCGATTCCCGTAGCCACTGCGATACTTGAAGGTCTAGCAACAATAATAAAAGGTGTAGTGATTCCGGCGATTCAATTTATTTTGTCGATTGTCCAGGCGGTTTTCCCCGCTATTATGGGCGTAATAACCTCTGCTATTGGGATAATCACCAACATAATAAAGCTTTTCACTTCAGTTTTAAAAGGAGATTGGAGTGGGGCGTGGAACGCGGTGAAAGGCATTACGTCTAGTGTGATGTCATTAATCGGAAATATCATCCAAGGGGCAATAAATTTAATTTCCGCGGTCGTGACTGGTGGGCTAAATTTAGTAAAATCTATTTTTTCTAGTGTTCTATCAGCGATAGGTTCTCTAGTAAGCTCAATTTTCTCGGGGATAGGCTCGATTATTTCATCTGTTATGAATGCAGCAGGTAGCATCATTTCTTCAATTTGGAATGCGGCTAAGTCAGCGACATCTAACATCCTAAATTCTATCTATAACACAGTGACTCAAATTTTTGGCAATGTAAAGTCATTCCTAAGCGGAATCGATTTAGGAAGCATAGGGAAAAATATGATGCAGGGGCTTTTAAACGGTATAAGTTCTATGGCTGGGGCTATTTGGGACAAAATTACGGACATCGGAAATGGAATTAAAGATAAAATTTCAGGACTTTTATCGATTCACTCACCGAGTCGTTGGTTCAGGGATTTCATTGGTGTCAATATGATGAAAGGGTGGATTAATGGTATTGATACAATGAAAGGCGCTGTACAAAGAACAACCGAACAAATGACTGAATGGATGAAACCGGAAGCTTTACAAGTAGAGACTGTATACGGAATGCCAAGAGGACTTGGTGCATACCAGACAGCTAGACCACAAGCAAGCTCAGGAAATACGGATGCCGGAACTGCTTCAAATTCTACAGCTAGTGAAAGACAACCTGCGTATATTAATATACAGCTTGGTAGACAAGAGTTTAATAGGTTCGTTGATGATATTACTGGAGAGCAAGAGGCTGTGAAAAAACGGAAAGAAGTATTTTAAAGGAGGGCGGTAGATTGTTAGTTTTTAATGGAATCAATTTAGAAGAATACTTCGAGCAAAAATACGAAAATGGATTTTTTATGGTTAACGATATAAGAGGTCGCGGAATTTTAAGTGACGAAATTAATGAGTTAACGGTACCTCACCGCCCAGGTTCATATTTTTTAAGTAAAAGGACTCCCAAGAGAGTATTAGAAGTAGATTTCTCTCTTAAGGGAGTCTCTCTTTTTGAACTAAGGAAACGGATAGACGAATTAAATGGTTTATTAAATACAGACGAACCTGTAAAAATTACATTCACAGATGAATCTGATTTTGTGTATTACGGAATTAAGGAATCAGTTGAAGAAAATCTCGAAAAATCAAATATTCATCAAGCAACTATTACAATTATATGTTCAAATCCTTATAAATTAGGACCTACTAAAACCGTAGAATTTCAAGCTAATGAGCGTGGGCTAGCAGCAAATGTTCAAAACAAAGGGAGCGTTGAATCTAACCCAATTATTGAAATTGAAATAACGAAACCCTCCACTTTTCTTGATGTATGGAATGGGGATAATTATTTTCGTATTGGATGGCCGCTTAGAATGGATCAGGTGCCTGTTGAGAGAAATCAACGTGTTATGTGGGATGAAATGTCTACCACTGTAGGGTGGACTAATGTCCCAAATTCAGAAGATATGATTGGAGGCGGAGCATTCAAAGTGGATGCAGGCTCCCGCCTAGTTCCGGTTTATTTAGGTGAAACAAACATAAAAGGTTGGCATGGCTGCATAGCCAAAAAGAACATTCCGCAAGGACCACTACAAGACTTTATTATGCAGGCGTATGTTGGGGTAAGAAGCTCGCATCCAGATCAAATGGGACGCGTTGAAATAGGTTTATTAGATGAAAATAGTGACTATGTGGCCCGCATATCAATGAATGATGTCCATTGGCAAGCGGAGCAGAATACGGGGTTCGCTAAGCTTGGCAACAAAAAGAAACCTGTCAGCGAGCGAGTACTTATAAATGAACCAGGAGATCATCCTACTACATGGAATCAATATCGTGGTCGATTATGGTTAGCACGTACGGGTAATAGATGGGAAGCTTATATTTCTAAGTTTTTATGGAATACCGAAAAGGATGATTCAGAACGCTTTGTCGTTTGGGAAGACGAAAATAATGTGAATATGGATAAGGTAGCACAAGTTCAAATCAGCATTAGTCAATTTTCGGATAACATGTTCTGTACAGACATGAGCATTGATGATTTGAAAATCTGGAAGGTCAATATGAATACACAAGATAATCCACCTTACATTTTTGATGTTGGAGATAAGGTAGTTATTGATACCGAGCGAAGCCTTGTATCGATTAATGGTAAAAAAGCTATAAATTTAAAAGATATATTCAGTGATTATCCAGTTGTTAGCAAAGGATCAAACAAGCTTGAAATTATGCCTTCCGATGTGGGAATAGCCAAAGTAACGTATAGGGAGAGATATCGATGAGAGCACCTAGCGGCACACTTCATGTCATTGACTTTAAAACAGACCAAATTGTTGCTAATATCCAGCCGCAAGATTATTGGGATGATATACGTCATTGGGAGATTAAGAACAATATCGATACGTTAGAGTTTAAAGTGTTTGATAATACAGAGCATGCAGCGACACTTATGCAGCAAAATTTAGTTTTAAAAGAAGTACGTGATGGACGGATTGTTCCTTACGTTATAAATAATGAAGTTGAAAAGGATTCAAGAGATAGATCACTTATTGTACATGCTTCTGGTGCATGGGTTCAAATTGCAAAAGACGGTTATATCATGCCACAACGTATAGAAGGTAAAACAGTAAATCAATTCATGGATATGGCTCTTGTAGGTACGAAGTGGAAACGCGGAAAAACAGAGTATGCTGGTTTTCACACAATGACCATCGATACCATTATAGATCCTCTTACCTTTTTAAAGAAAATAGCTTCTTTATTCGAATTAGAGATTCAATACCGTGTAGAAGTAGTCGGTTCACAGATTGTTAGCTGGTACGTGGATATGGTGAAAAAACGCGGTAGAGACACTGGCAAGGAAGTAACTTTAGGGAAAGATTTAGTCGGTGTTAGACGTATTGAGCATTCTAGGGATGTTTGCACCGCCCTTGTTGGATTCGTCAAAGGTGAAGGGGATACTATTATCACAGTTGAGAAAATTAACGATGGTTTACCTTATATTACTGATAGTGATGCTTTTCAACGTTGGAATGAGAAGGGGAAACATAAATTTGGCTTCTATTCTCCAGAGACGGAAGAACAAAATATGACGCCGCAACGTCTTTTAACTCTTATGAAAACAGAGTTCGCAAAACGCGTTAATACTTCTGTTGTTTACGATGTAGAAGCAGCGGCTATAGGGCGTGTATTCGGACTATCTCACGAGCTAATTAATGAAGGTGATACAATCCGAATTAAAGATACTGGATTTACACCGAAACTTTATTTAGAAGCACGTGCAATCGTTGGTGACGAATCACATACTAATCCTTCACAAGATAAATACGCGTTTGGTGACTATCGTGAAATTACCGATCCGAATGAAGAAATGCGGAAATTATACAATAGGCTTCTTGGGCAATTAACTGGTAAGGCAAACAAAGAATTGTTGGATCAGCTAGAAAAATTGGTAGAAGAGAACGGAAAAACAATTGAAACCATACGAGAAGAGTCTAAAGCCGTTAAAGAGTTAGCAGAAAAAGTTCAAGAAAATTTGAAGAATAATACGGTAAATATTATTGAAGCTAAAAATCCACCGACCGATAATCTTATAGTAAGTAAAACATTATGGCGAGATATTAGCAATGGTAAACCAGGTATTTTAAAAGTGTGGAACGGTAAAGGTTGGGAACTTCTTATTCCTGATGTAGAGTCAGTAAAGGAAGAAACACTGAAACAAGTTAATAAAGACATTCAGCTCACAAAAGAAGAATTAAACAAAAAAGTGGAAGAAGCGCAAAGTGAAACCAATGGACAATTCAAGGAAGTTAAAAATAGTCTCCAAGAAGTTTCTCAAACTATTAAAAATGTACAAAACTCTCAAGGTGAAATTAATAAAACAGTTTCTGAAATGAAACAAACTAACGAGGGTTTTACTAAATCTATTGAATCGTTAACAAAAAAAGATAGTGAAATCACTGAAAAATTAAATACAGTGGTAGAGACTGCTGAAGTTACGAAAAAGACCCTCTCTGAGGTGCAGCAAACAACTAATAATCTAAAGAAAACCACAACTGAAATTACAGAAAAAGCTGGCCAGGTTAGTGAGAAGTTGGAGAGCGTAGAAAAGAAAGTTAATAATGATAAAGCTGGAGGACGTAATCTTTTATTAGATTCAAAAGTTAAATACGAAAAAACAGATTATCTAATCAATCTATATTCTTTAACTGAAAATTTTGTTGCAGGTGAGGAATACACTTTTGTAATTAAAGGAAGTGTCCCGCAAGGCCAACAATTTGGAATTTGGCAGAATGGTGGTTCAAATAATGTTGGATATGCAACAAGTGCCTATGCTAACGGAATAACTTATGTAACTTTCAAAGCTGTTGCAACTACAAGTGGGAATGAACGGAGATTAAACTTATATAATTATCCAAATAATGCTACAAAGGCAATTGTAGAATGGGTTGCTTTATATAAAGGGAATAAGCCGCAGGATTGGACACCAGCTCCAGAAAATCAAGTAACGAATGATGAATTCACTAAAAAAACAACCGAGATTGAAAAAAGTGTGAATGGTATTAAAGAAAGTATTAAAACGGTAGAAAAAACACAAGTTGATTTTAGCGAGCGTGTGACTACTGTAGAGAAAACAGCGGACGGTATTAAAGAAAAAGTTACTAGTTTACAAGAGATACAAACTAAACAAGGTACGCAGTTACAGGAGGCTAAAGCAGGTTGGGAAACTACTGCAAAAGCTTTGGAAGGAAAAGTTGAAATAAAAGATGTTGAAGATTACGTAGGTGGAATTGGTAATCAAACAGTTTTACGCAATGTCTTGTGGAAGAACGATACGAAATATTGGCAATTAACTTCAAACGCAGCAAGAGATACACAAGTCACTTATAAGGGGTACAATTCACTTAGTGTTATTACTACAGGTAATGCAAGCAATTTGTATAAAGGAGCATCGCACGATTATATAAATGCCGGGCCTGGATGGAATTATGTTTTCTCTGCTTACTTTTATACAGATAACAAAGCTAGTATAGATGCCGGAGCTGCTATCGAGATCCAATGTTACGATGCAAACAATAAAATGATTAAAAATTACTTACAAGAAATAACTATTGCACAAGGAACATGGATTCGTACACATGTGGCAGGACTATTAGTTGAAGGCACAAAAAAAGTTAAAGTACTGTTTTGGGTTCGTAAAAATGGTCGTCTATGGATGGCACAACCCATGCTGCAAATTGGTGATAAACCTTCTTCATTTATGGAGAACCCTGTTGATATTGTAGATAAAGATAAAATCATGGAAGAAGTGGCCGATAAGGTAGCAACTGAAGATTACACTAAAAAAGTTACAGAGTTAGAAAGAGGTATTAGTGCTACTGCAGAAGGCGTCGAAATAACATCGAAGAAACAAGAAAAATTTATTAATGAGACTTACGCCGCTTATGTAAAAGAAACGGGTTCTAAACTTAAGGTTCTTGATGAAGGCATCCTTGCAGAAGTTAAAAAAGGGAATATCATCGCAGCTATTAACTTTTCATCGGAAAAATTAGAAATTGATGTTTCAAAGGTAGCTATCAATGCCGATACAATGGTGAAATGGTTAACGGCAAAAGGTATTGATACGAATGTTATAAACGTTAATGGTGATAAAATTTCCATCGATAAAAACGGCGTTACTGTTAAAATGTTAGACTTCCTTTTTGAAGATGAATGGGGAACGAAAACAACCGTTATACCAAAACGAAATTTAATAGCCGATCATGATTTTTCTAGTGTTCCAAAATTGAACATAGGTACCCCCAATTATCAGGGGTTTGGTTCTGGATATGGTCTACCTTGGAAAGTACAAGGAAACGGTGTAGTGATAGAAAATAACACTTTTATATTTAACTATGAACAAATGGTAAATGCAGTACGTGTCGACACGTATAATTACCCAGAAACAAAAGTTCAAAACGGGATTCATCCAGGAAACTCTTATACATTGTCAGCACATTATAGAACCGCACAGATCAATGGTGTGCGTACAACTGCAAAACCACGATTGCAGGTATGTTTTGTTACACCACTCGATGATGTAACCTATAAAATTTGGCATGAAATATATAAAGATTTTCCAGAGCCATCTACATTTTATGGTGAAATTAGAAGGTATAATTTCACATTTACCGTTCCTAACAATTACAATCCACAAGAACATATGATTGTAGTTAAAGTTACAGCTGCAAATGCGCAAGTTTCTGCTGGTAGAGCTGTTTGTGTGAGTGGGATAACATTGGTGAGTGGTAACTACGCTTGTGTATATCACTGGGATCGTGCAGGTTCTGAAAGGGCAGACGGTCTTCAACCGTTTAATAGAATTGCTATAGGCAGCGTAAATAACAACATAGGTCCAGCTACTCATGGGCAGACCTTTGATATAATTACAGAAAAGGATGTATTCATAACTCAACCTATTCTAACGCAGGGAATAAATTTAGGGCGTAATAAAATGGGCCAAGCTGGTTCCATTCGTTTCTTTGATGGCGGTCAAGGCTATGGGTTTTATTTTATGGGAATGGGAGGACAATGGTACAAGCTACCTAACGTTTAGGAGGAAAATATATGAATGATTACAAAGATTTACAAGGTTATCCCTTACAAGCAGGGCAAGGCGCTCCATTTGCTGGGAGGTTAGTAGATTCAGAAAGAAACGAAAACGGAGTATTTGTGCGAATTCCTTTTGATATGCTAAACAATGCTGGTTTATATGGCGCTAATAAAGTAGAGGTGTGGGGGGAAACGGATGGAACGATATATTTCCGTATTGCAACAAGATGCGAAATTTGTAAACGTGGAGCCCGTCTGTACGCACTGGATATGGGATTTGCGAAAAAGAATATTTGCCTAGAGTGTTATACATCACTTACAGGGAATTATCCATCTCAAGAAACTCAAACAACTGAAAATACAACGCAAATAGAGCAGTCATAAGCTGGTCTTTTTTTATTGCCTAAAAGGAGTGTTCGCCATGGAACAAAAGGAGTACGAACGTATTACAAAACTTGAAGTAAAGATTGAATCAATGAACGAAACTATGATGCGAATTGAAAAAAACTTAGAAAGAAATCACAGCAACTATATGGTTCGTACAGAAGTAATTGAAATGTTTAAACTTCGTGATCGTGAAATTGCCGACTTAAAACAAGAGCAAGAAAAAAATGATGCTAACAAAAAAGCACATATATCCATTTGGATTTCAGGACTGTCATTGGCGGTCCTGTTTTTATTTAACATCTTAAATTACATGAAATGAAGGGAGGTGAGAGGATGAGGAACTTTGATACAGCTTCAATTAGTCGTTATGTAGTATTAGTAATTGCTGTGATTAATAGTGTCTTAAATCTGATTGGATACCAAACGATTGATGACAAAATTACAAACGATTTAGTAGCCGTAATTACAGGAGCCTTTACTTTGTACGTGGCTTGGAAGAACAACTATTTGAGCAACAAAGGATTACAACAAAAAGATGTGTTAGAAAAAAATAACTTACACTAAAAGGAGATGTTGAGTAATGGAAATTAGAAAAAAATTAGTTGACCCAAGTAAATATGGTATAAAGTGTCCTTACACAATGAATCCGGAATTTATTACAGTCCACAATACTTATAACGATGCTACAGCAGAAAATGAAGTATCTTATATGATTCGTAATGACAACCAAGTGTCGTTTCATATCGCGGTAGATGATAAAGAAGCAGTACAAGGAATCCCTTTAGAGCGTAACGCTTGGCATTGCGGCGATGGTGGTGGTAATGGAAATCGTAAATCCATTGGAGTTGAAATCTGTTACTCTCTAAGTGGTGGAGATCGATATTATAAAGCAGAAGATAATGCAGCTATCGTTGTAGCTCAACTCATGAAACAGTACAATATTCCAATTAGTAAAGTTCGCACACACCAATCATGGAGTGGAAAGTATTGTCCTCATCGTATGTTAGATGAAGGACGATGGAATAGCTTCATTGAAAGAGTACAAAATGCATATAACGGTGGAGGTAATAATATGAAATGGACAATGAAATCAGGCGGATTAGGAGTTAATTTAGCTCAAGAAATCATGGATAAACTCGCTGAATTCAAAGTAAAGGGTAACTTAGTTTATGAAGCAGATGGTATTTTCTATCTGCAATGTGAACCTGTTGACGACCGTAATAAATTAGGTGCTATCACATGGTATTTTAGAGATTATAAAGGATGGTATTGCGAAGTATATCAAGTGTAAGCTTAATAAAATAATAGTTTGATTAACAAAAATAATCTAAAAGCATGCTTCTATATAGGAGCATGCTTTTAGATTACATATAAGTATTATTTTTTCAATGTTGCCTGACCTTGACGTCTTTGTAGTTTAATCTTAGTTGCTGGTGGTAGTAATGATCTCCCGTATTTTAACCAATCGTAAATTCGTATTAGTCTTTTTAGTTCCATGGACGCAGGTGTATCTGTGTCCAATTTATCTACATGCTGTTTTAACAAATGATGTAATTCATCGAGGTTAATCCCATCTGCCCCTAAATGAGGAATACACTGGAGGGCTTTTGTAAAATCAGCGTACCCATCTATTGTTTCGGGAATATTATTATACAAACGTAATTGCGATTTTTTGATATCTCTCTGTGATTGAGTTAAAAAGTAATTCATGGTTAGTTTCTTTTCTAGTTTCCTTTTTAACTGTACAGGTAATTCTTCAGTATCAATTCCGCATTCCTTTATAAACCTGAAAACAGGAAGTCTATGATTTGTTCCTAACAACTGCGGTAATGTCTGGCTAATTAATGCATCATAGTCATATGAAGGTGGATCAGCTAAAATTTCTTTATAAATATCTATTTGTGGAATAGACTGGTACCCTATTGGATTTAAGTAACCTGTATCCAGCATTTCATCTCGAGCCGCCCTAAGTTGTTCCGCTGCTTTAGTTACCCCAACACCTATAACAAATTCAATGTCTGCAGCATTTAAATTTTCTCCATCAATAACTGCTATTTTTCCACTTGGATCATTGGTTTTTACTAATTCATAAATCTGTGATTTAATCTGGCGCATAGTTTTCATACTAAATTTTCTTTTGTTTTTTGATAATGCTTTATAAACTAATTCGTAGTTATCAGTCTTTATTTTTGTAATCGGAATTGTAACACGGTTACTGGTTGTAAAAGAAGAAGATTCAAAAGCGTCTGCCGCACCAGCTGCACGCTCCACAAAAATTAACCGATCTTTAAGTTTATCTATGTTTTCTTGATCTAAACATGCAGTAATAGAATCTAAAATTTGTTGAATATTAGGGTCAGATATTGAATAACCGAGAAAAATGACAGGGTGTTCTATGAAAATTGTTAATAATTTGGCTGCAAGGTATGGGTTCTTTTGATTGAAAAGTTTATAGTCATTAGAAGTTAGTACTAACGACTCGTGGTTAGTACTACACCCATGTATCTTATAGAGCTCATTGACTTCAAAAGGTTGAGAAAATAAAAGTTCTTTTTGGCCAACATATGCTTTTATATCGGAATCTACGAATACTTGCTCTAAAAAAGTATCCCAATTAGTAGTAATAATGCCGTCTATCACAACTTGTTTTAAAGCATCGATTTCTCTGTCGTTATTTTCGTTTTTACCATATTCATAGGTAATATTCCGTAGATATTGGGCAATCTCAATTTTTAGAGGGCTCTCTATAGTATTGATTTTACCTTTAAATTCTTCCCTGCTTGTTAGGTATTTATCGTCATCCCACCAAATCGGGTGGAAATCTTGAGCGATTAGTCTTGCAACTTCAGGTAGTTCTTTACTTGCGGTTGAGACATAGTAGTCATAACTTCGAGGAACTAACTCCGAAAATTGTTCTAATAGACCATCCCAATTAGGTAGGTCTAAGTATCTCCTAGAAAATCCTGAGCCTATAAATAAAAAAGGGGCTGTACTTATTTTCTTTAGATGTTCTGCTAAAAGTTCTTCTATATTAATCATACTATCCATCCTCAATTATTAAGTTTTATGTGTTGTTAGTACGGCACTTAATAGTTATGGCATTTGATCGATTTATCTCCACTCTACTAAAGTACGTTTCTTGCAACTTCCACAATCAAAATAACCATTTCCTTTTGTAATTCTTTGTTTATGACTACAGTTAGGACACTGGATTTTTTGTTTTTCAAACGCTGCATATATAAAGCCTAGCGAAAAAAGAAATAGTGGAACCGCAAAAAATAACCCAACTATTGTGATACCTAAGATAACAGAAAGCAGGATGCCAAAAATTCCGGAAACTAATGAAGCTTTACGGCCAAATTTTTCTTTTGTGGAACTCTTTTTTTGCTCAATCTCAATGATGTAAGTATTACCGTCTGCGGTTGTTTTTATCTCCATATTTCTCCTCCTTTACCATTTTTAAATAAGTATATCAGAGTATTAAGAAATGTTTCTATAAACAAAAACAGTACATTTATTTTATGTACTGTACAACGTCCTCAATACGGTAGGTTTTATCGACACCGTTTTTTTCAGCTAATTGGTTTAAAGCGTCCAGGATTGACTTTAATGTATCAAAACGTACAAGACCAACCTCACCATTAACTAGATTACTAATAGTTGCTGGACGAACTTTTGATTCCACTGCTAATTTGTTTTTGGTAATCCCAATTTCCTCCATCGTTTCTCCTAAAGTGAATACCATAGAACTCATGGTAATACCTCCGTTCATTCCGATCATTTATTACTTTACATTTTACACAATTTACATATCAAAGTAAAACTTTTTTAGGGATACTATTGACGTATGACTCCTAGAGTTATATATTGATACTAACAAAGTTTTACTTATGGAGTCATACTTTTATATAAATATGAAAGGTGGAACAGTATAGATGCAAAGAATAAGCGATTACTTCGGTTTAGAAACAAAATCTGATTGTATTTGGTTTTATGGTTTTTATACTGTAGCTTCGGTTTTATTCCTTATCAATATGCTTATAGCTCATGTGCTATAAGCTCTTTCTTTAACTAAATATCGGACAACCTCCATCCTCGTGACTATCCTTATTCGAAAAAACAGATATGCACGAGGTCTAGTTTCCTATTGTCTTTTTTAGGTAACTAAGAGGAGGATCCACACGAGGAATGACCTAACACTCGTTAAACTTGAACAGGTTAGCTAAGCCAACGTCAGAAAGTTAAGCGTCCTAACGAATAACGTTTCCTTGTTTGCGTTGTTAGGAGTCTAGGCGAGTACGGCCATTAACGGTACGGCGGTTGCTTGGCGTGTTACGGCACGGGTAGCAGCTGATAATGAAAGAATTATAGGTTACGAGTAATGAAGGATACGCCGGTAGTGCATTTCCTTTCCTGATTCTTTCTGCAGATAGGACAAGCTTTATCTGTAAAAAGTCAGCTGTGTAAGAAATTACAGCGTTTAAACAGGGTGTTACTATACGGATTCCTTAACCCGATAGACCATGATTGACAGAACGTCTACTTTACGACGCTTTTTATTTTTGAAGCGTTGTAAGGTAGTCATTCTCTGCCCTAGCCGTTGTCCTGTACCCTCATCCCATGATTGTATGCCGAACACAAAAGTCAAGTGTAAAAAGAAAAATAAAGATAAAAATCTATTAAGGCTGGAGGGGGAGGAATTACTCCTCGATGGTCCAGATCTCCTCAATTGGTTTACCTAATACCTTTGCGATTCGAGCAGCTACAGGCAGTGTGGGTAATCCACCTTTTATGAGATTTGTCATAGCAGCATTACTTATACCTACTTGTTTTGCAATAAAACCGTATTTGATACCGTTACTATCTAATATTTCCTTCAAATGACTCTGCATAAATACAACTCCTTATAAAAAAATTCTACTTGTACTTTTTATATTTTTAATGTGGACTTGCAAAATCCTTCTTTCTAGGTCATATACCTATACCAATGCCAGATTAATACCACGAGGAATACCAAGTGGAGATAAGGACATCAAGAAGGGAAAGGTGAGGAACAATGAGACCTGGATATAAGTATTTATCTCGTATGCAGCTGTATCCGTCACAAACCTTGTTTAACATGTACACAGAAGCGGGCGACGAAAATGAAGTGCGTTGTGTGTACGATTACATTGCAAAACACGATATGCTACAAAATTCAAATTACATCGATATCGTTGATTTATTAGGGGAAGAGGAACCTTATGGACCGTATAACGAGATAGGGATTCAGAAAAGGATTGATGCGTATTTAGAGGATTGTAAACAGTGGAGGGATGAATAATGAGATGGCAATATGATTACTTGAATGACACGCCGTATCTGTATCCTTCTAAAGAGCTGAGAAGCATGTATAAAGAGTCCAAGGGTAAAGGTGAAGTAAACTCTATTCTAAAACATATGGAAAGACACGAGGTATCTAACAACAAAGAGTACCGCGGTTACTACAGTTTATCTAACGATATTATGGAAGATCTATACGGGGAAGAGGAAGAAATTCTTGAATGGGATGAAATGGTTAATCAGTATCAACCGATTCTCACGTCAAAAGGATTACAACTAAAAAGAAAGAGGGATTCGATATGACACTTGCTGGGGAAGCTGTAGTAATTTGGACAGCGACAGGATTGTCTGTAGTGGCGATGAAGGCAGCTGAGAAAATGGGGATGAGTGTTCCACATTGGCTTCCACGTATGACGATGTATACAACTCTTACCGGCTCGTTTTTGTATCTTCTACGTTATGTGCTAATGGTGTTTCTTTGAAGGCATAGAACCTGGAATCATGGGACACTTTGTTATATAAGAAAAACAACTTGTATGTAAATCTTCCAGTAAAGAGCAACTATATCCTTTAAGGATATATAAGGAGTGAACCCCTATGCTTGAATTGTTATTAATACCTGCAGTTTCGCTCGGGTACGCTTTACTAAATGATAGTTTAAAAGGTAAAGAGGATGATAGAAAGAAAATACAAGTATTCTTTGAAGTAAGTGGGATTGCAATTAGGAAGGATGAAAAATTACATTATCCGGTTTTTCTCGAAAGAAAAGAAGATGATCGTAGTACGACTTATGTATATAAACTTCCGTTAGGGATGCCATCTAAATTAATACAAAAGGTTGAGGATGTTGTAAGTGAAGGATTAAATAAGCCTGTACGTATCAAATACGATAACTACAAGATAATGATTCGGGTATTCAGTAAACGTATCCCACAAGAGTGGTGTTGGAATGAAGGGCTAGTAAAAAAAGGTGAATGGCAAGTACCGATGGGGCAAAGCCTCGAGAAGTTAATTTATCATGACTTTGATAAAACTCCTCATATGGTACTAGGTGGTCTTACACGAATGGGGAAAACAGTATTTATGAAAGTACTACTTACTACTTTGATTGAGGCGAATCCTGAAAATGCTCACGTATATTTAATTGATTTAAAGGAAAAGGGATTGGAATTTAGCGAGTTCAGCGGCTTAAAACAGGTGGAAGAAGTGGCTGATTCTGTAGAAAAAGCACATCATGTACTAAAACAAATAATGAAAAAAATCGAAGAGCGTGGAAAATTCATGAAGGAAAATGGTTACAAAAATATTGTTGAAACAAAAGAAAAAGATCGGTATTTCGTTATTGTTGATGAGGGTGCCGTACTTGCTCCGGCCAAAGGATTACCACGTCCCATTAATAAAATTCGAGAAGAGTGTCAGTACATGCTTAGTTATATAGCGACTGTATCGGGCGGCTTAGGATTTCGTTTGATTCTGGCTACACAATATCCGACCGTTACGTCAATCCCATCAGTAGTAAAACAGATGTCCGATGCGAAGTTAGGATTTCGGCTACCGACATATAAGGCATCTGAGGTTGTCCTTGATGAATCGGGGCTAGAAACATTGCCGTCCTTACCTGGTAGGGCTATTTATAAAACAGATCGACTAATTGAACTGCAGGTACCCTTTATCAGCGATAAATTGATGTGGAAACATCTAAAACAATACGAGGTGAAGAAAGATGAACATCCAGACACATATCAAAATAAACCGTCAGATGACGATTCTGACCTCGATTAGAAAGCTGAAATTCGCAACACGTAGGCATCTAATGGCGGTGCACGATATGGGAGGGATTCGTAACGCAAATCGTATTTTAAAAGACCTGAGCCCTTATTTAAATAATACAGTGTACCAAAAAGAGTACGTGTATTATTTAAATAAAAAAGGCCGTGAACTGTTCGACGATACAGAGAAGATTGTACCAAATAGTCGACTAGCTCACAGCTTAATGAGAAATGAAGCATGGCTCTATCTGTTTTGTCCCGACGACTGGCAGATAGAAACACCTATACGTTATAAAGTAGATGATAAAAAGAAGACAATTATTCCTGATGTGAAGTTTCGAGATGAAGAAGGTACACTAAATGCTGTAGAAATAGATCGTACGCAAATGATGAATGTGAACGCTGAAAAAATGAGCAGGTATAGGGAGTTTTCATTATACTACAAAAATAAATATAACGGAAAAGTACCACTCATTCATTTCTTTACTATGACAGAATACAGACAAAAAAAGCTGGAGCAGCTTGCAGCTAAATATGATATCTATGCAAAAGTTTATGTGGTTTCAGGAATTTAAAGACTGATACAAGACTTTATATTTTTATAGGCAGAAGCATATCTTTATAACATAGTACATGCGCCTTTTCATAGAATGAGTATCTAAGAAAAAGGAGGGTGTATTATGTATAACAGTTTAAATACTTACAACCAATCCCCACAAGATAGACTTGAGTATGAACATGTATACCGACAATTTAAAGTGATATCAATTAGAGATGATGCAGGAAAATATGCTAATGCTGAAGGTGGTTGGCTTTTTACAAATAGAGATGCTGTAGGACCATGGGAAAGCTTTACGCTAATTCCAATTACTTGGGAGTCAGGAAATAAATATGCATTAAGGGCTGCAAATAATAATTTTATATCAGCTGATTATGGTAGTGGTGGGGGCCTAGTGGCTAATAGAATATGGATTGGGCCGCAGGAACAGTTCACTTTTCAACCTGTTAATATCGGGGGGAGGCGGAAATTTGTAATAATTTCATCGAACGGTAAGTATGTTAGTGCTGATCATAAAAAAAATAATCAATTAATCGCCGATAGAAACGCAGTGGGACCATGGGAACAATTTGATATATACGGACTTTAGAATGTAGAGTATGTTACAGTCTTAACCCCTTAGAACACTAACAGTAACAATACTTATATATTATTACTAATAATATACTCTATATATAATATATATTTATAAGTTATATATTTATATTATATATATAAGGTATATTTTTTATAGAGGGGGTTCTTTTTCTTTTTTGTTTTTATTAGATGTTGTTGTGTATTGTTTACCCCCTCCTAAATTTTTGAGATTTATATATTTTTATTTTGACGACTGTAGAAAGTCGTCTTTTTGTTTTGGTAATAGATTGCCATATGACTCCAGGAGTTATATAATGGTGTCATAATCATGATGGATGTGGGAGGGTGATATTAGTTGAAATATGCTGTATATGTACGTGTATCCACTGATAAAGATGAGCAAGTTTCATCGATTCAAAATCAGATTGAAATCTGTAGATACTGGATTGAAAAAAACGGATTCGAGTGGGATGAAAATTCAATTTATAAAGATGAAGCTGTTTCTGGAACAGCATGGCTAGAAAGACGTGCGATGCAGTTGATCTTGGGGAAAGCTCGTAAAAAAGAATTAGATACTGTTGTTTTTAAATCTATTCATCGACTGGGAAGAGATTTGAGGGACGCATTAGAAATCAAGGAGATACTGTTAGGGCATGGTGTCCGATTAGTGACGATTGAAGAAGGTTATGACAGTTATTATGAAGGGAAAAATGATTTGAAGTTTGAGATGTATGCAATGTTTGCATCCCAATTACCTAAGACATTATCCGTTTCTATATCAGCAGCGCTAGCGGCTAAGGTAAGAAGGGGAGAGTACACTGGTGGGACAGTTCCGTATGGTTATAAAATTGTAGATAAGAAATATGTGATTAATCAGGAAGAAGCTGAAATTGTTCGGGAAATGTATGAATTATATGACAATGGATTAGGCTATTTGAGAATTTCTAATGCACTAAATGATGTTGGTAAGTATAAGAGATCTGGGAAATTGTGGACTTATTCGGCTGTGAAGCTAATAATTACGAATCCTATGTATAAAGGTGATTATGTAATGGGGAGGTCTACAGAGGTAAAAGTAGACGGAAGAAAAAAGCGGATTCAAGAGCCTAGAGAAAAGTGGGTAGTATTTGAAAATCATCATCCGGCTATAATTGAACGTTCGTTATGGGATAAAATAAATAACCCCAAAATAAATAAAAAAATAAAGCGGCGTGTAGCAGTAACGAATGAATTAAGAGGAATAGCACGTTGTATTCATTGTGGTTCACCGTTTGTTCTACACACTTACAAATACAAAAACAAAGAAGGTGAAGAGCTTAATTATGGTTATTTAACGTGCGGCACGTATAAGTTGACTGGTGGGCGTGGTTGCGTCAAACACTCCGGACTAAGGTATGAAAGATTGCGTTCTCTTGTGTTGCGAAAATTAAAGGAAAAAGAGAGAGATTTGGAAAAAGTATTTAAATTGAATGATAAAGATAAACATCAAGAAAAGCAGAAGAAATTAAGAAAAGAAAAGAAAGAATTAGAGATAAAAAGAGAGCGTTTATTAGATTTGTATTTAGATGGTGGATCTATCGATAAAGCAACTTTTACCAAACGAGATGCTAACTTTGCGAAAAATATAAAAGAAAAAGAGTTAGAAATTTTAAAATTGGATGACGTTAAAGCGTTAATAGTCGAGCAGCAGAAGGTAAAAGATGCATTTAAGTTGCTAGAGGATTCTGAAAATCTATATCCGGTTTTTAAGAAATTAATTGCACGAATAGACATAAGCCAAAATGGGGCGGTAGATATCCGATATAGATTTGAAGAATAG